AATACAGATATGCGTGGAACGGATGATGCTTTACTAGATGCAACTTATAATCCAGTAGACTTAAGTGCTGTAGCTACTCAAGCTAGCGTAGACGCTATCCCAACTAACCCAGTACTAGTCACAGATACTAGATTGGATAACTTAGACGCTCCTATCAGTAATGCTAATACAGTTGCTCCAGATAATGCCTCTATAGCTGATATCCTAGCAGATACAAACAACTTACAGAGTAATCAAGGCGATTGGGCAACAGCTACAGGCTTTAGTACACACAATGAAGCAGATGTTGTTACAGCTGATAATCTTAATGATGTATCAACAACAGATATCTGGCAAGCAGCTAGTAGGACGTTGACAGACTTCTCAGGGTTTGAGTTCTCTAACTCTCAAGTTACACGTATTGCAGAGGGAGTTGAGTTAGCCTTACTAGACGAGAATGATGGTAGAGCCATACTTAATGCAATTGTAGGAGCTATAGGGAACACTAATATAGATCAAGTGGCCTTAGTAGCAGCTATACGGGCAGACCTAGAAAGGCCTAATGGAGCTATTAATAGTATTGCCGTAGGTTCAGGCTCAGGTAATGTAGATTTATCTGGACTAGAAACTTCAGCAGCAGCAGCCATAAGAGCTACAACTATTATAGATTCTATTAAAGGCTCAGCTGAGAGGGATCTTACAGAGACTTACACATTAGTTGATTCGATCTTAACTCTTGGTGCAAGGCAAGCTTCAGTAGATACTCTCACACAGAGTGTAGCTGATCTTAATGACTTTAACCCAGACACAGATGTTGTGGCGAATGTAGCATTAGTTGATACGACAACTGAAAACTTAGATATGAGAGGGACGGATGATGCTCTACTTTCAGCAGCATATGAAGCCCCAGATAACGCAGCCATCTCTGAGATACTGTTAGACACTAGCAATTTACAGAGTAATCAAGGCGATTGGGTAACAGCTACAGGCTTTAGTACACACAATGAAGCAGATGTTGTTACAGCTGAATGTTACAGAGGTTCTTGGTGTAAGCCTTAACTCGATAGATGACTTTAAGTACAACCCTGAAGACTTTGTCATAGAGGGTACAGAGAGTCATGCAGATTCACTAAGAATCATGAGAGCAGAATCAGCTGGACAGACCGTTATCAACGGATCACAGATAGAGTTTATGTCTTCTGATGGCACTAAGCCAAGGATAACTTCTACAACAGATCTTAATGGACAAAGGCTAACAGTGAATACGGATGGTGAGTAATGGGATACTATTCTTCTCTACACTACTCCAATAACCACTACGCAGCTTCCCATTATAATAATATCAATACAACACTCTCTCCTATAGTGGCCGTACCTGCACCAGACTTCATATCTGGTGTAGTGTGCTTACCCTCTACAGGAGGTCTTAGTGTAACACTTTGTGATACAGATACACAGAGTGGCTTAGGTATTAGTGAAGTTGTTTTAGTATCAAATCAGGTAGACTGTAACTGCTAATTATAAGAGGTAAATATGGATCTACGCTTTGGGAGTACAGACTCCATAAAGATAAATATAGGAACGTATCTCTCAGACAGAGGTATAGCTGTAACAGATATAACAGAGGTTATTGTAGTAGTCAAGAAGGACAGGTCTGATGAAGATTTAGACTCTGTAGCTCTTCTTACAGCAGGTAATGGGATCTCTCTGTCAACAGAGGGAGACTTCTTCTTTAACTTCTCCTCTACAGATTACGGTACTGGCAGACTAGAAGCTGGAAACTGCTATCTGTTCGGGATCGGATTTAGGACAGCAGATACACCCACCTACTTAGAACCTGAAATAAAAGACAACACTTTGAATGTTTCTTATGACCTCATAAGGGCTTAGCTGGAGCGATGGTAGATGCCAAATAATAGAAATAGAAAGGGGTCAGCCTTAACACAATCAAGACGAAGGAACAGACCTAAACCTTCAGCAGAGGTAGGACAACCAGGATTTAAACTAAAAGACAGTTGGGTAGATATCCTTAAAGAGGAAGACCTACGACCTCAAAACTTCTTCTGCACCATAGAAGAGATGTCTGAAGATGCTTGTGTAGCACACCCTTTAGAGTTTACCCAAGATCTAGTTACGCTAGGTTTGATGAAGGGTAAGTGGGAGTCAACAGGGACTAGGAAGAGTGATATCATAGCAGAGTTTATGCAACACAATATGAACTCTATGGATGGCATGACTTGGCTAGATGCTATTGAAAACTTCAACACATCAATAAAGTGGGGATTCTCTCTGTCAGAGATAGTTCTCAAGAAAGAGACCAAAGGTAAGTTCAAAGGCAACTATGTCCTCTCTAAGCTTGCTCCTAGGCCTCAAACATCATTACACTCATGGTTATGGGATGAGTACGAAAGAGAGATTACACACGTAGTACAGAAGCCCTTACATACTACACAGTATATAAGAGAGCCTCTAGACTTCCCTTACTTAGGGAACATAACAGATATTGTACGGTACTCTCAGTCAGGCTTAACATTGTTTGACTACCCTATTATCCCAAAAGCTAATCTTCTTCATTTCACATACAACTCTAGTGACAGTAACCCTCAAGGTAGATCTCCTTTAATTGCATGCTACAGGCCTTGGAGAGAAAAGAATGTCATCCAGGAGTATGAGATAATTGGAACAACTAGAGATCTCGGAGGAATCCCATTAGGGCGAGTTCCTTCTGACTTAATAGTTAATGCACATGACCCAGAGGGTAGATACCCTGAAGATGAGGCTCAGTACAACTCTTACATAGATCAACTAGAAAATATCCATGCTGGTAATCAGGCATCTATCCTTCTATCTTCAGATCAAAATGATAGTGGTGTTTATGAGTATGACTTAAAGCTGTTAGGGATTGACGGGTCGGGCAAGCAGTTCGATATATCTAAGATGATTGAGCAGAAGGATGCAGAGATATATAACGCATTTGGAGCTGGATTCTTAACACTAGGTCAGGGAGGTTCTACTTCATCCTACAACCTATCAACTTCTGGTAGGAGTGTTCATGCTTTCAAGGTTGAGAGAGACCTTATCAGGAAATCTGAAGTTCTTAAAAGCCAGCTTTGCAAAGCTTTATTAGACGCTAACAACTTAGACTACGACCATAAAGATCTTCCAAACTACGTATATGCTGATCCAGATCAACTATCTATGGATGAGGCAGGCAAGTTTATCCAACGAGCCAAATCAGTAGGAGGCCTTACACAAGAGGCCTTAGAGTACATCTACCGACTTGCAGGCATCCCTTACGGGGAGGTAGATCTTTTAGACTTCACCTCAGAGGACACAAGTAGAGCTGGGGAGTCACAAGGTACTAGCGGTACAGGTTCAAGTCAGCTAGGAGGAGTTGGTTCTAGTGTTAATGTAGACAACAAACAACTAGTAATTGATAGCTACGACGATACAGAGGTAGTTTTAGACATAGATTCACAGAAAGTTACTTTTAAAGGTAAGATTGATGACAAAACTGACTAAACAAACAGCTACAGACGTAGCACAGCAGATGATGGATCTCTGCTTCACAGGTAAGGTTGACGGAGGCTACATAGCAGACTATGACGAAGAGTATGTGTATGTAAGGACTCATGATGAAGACCTTGTCCCTAAATATTATCGTATGCCTTATAAGAAGGTAGAGAGAGAAGTGATAATCGATAAGACGATGAAACAGAGAGTCTCTAAGGAAACAGAGTACAAGGTGATGTCTGAGTCTGGTTCGGAAGATGAGATTAAGAAGGAGTTATCAGCTCTACGTAAAATCATCGAGTTCACTATGAAGGGGGATGAAGATACCTCGAACGTTATTAAGCAGTTTGACGAAGAGACTATGACAGTCCATGAACCTCTTTATATAGGCTATGGTGAAGTAGATGGACATGGAGATACCTATTACAACAAAGAGTCCATAGATAGCTTAGTTAAAGAACTCCTTAAGAGTAATGAGGAAGGGGTGCTCCAGACTTCATACTTCCATAAGATGAAGACAGACTCCTTCTCTATAGAGGACGCTTATATCGCCCCTAAAGGAAGCACTGTAGGCGAAACAGCTATTAATTCAGATCAGCCTGTAGCTATTATAAAGTTCCACTCAGACAAAGCTTTTAAGGCTCGTATGGAAGGTCAGCTAACAGGACTATCCATCGGAGCTAAGGGTAGCGTGGAGTTGGTTAAGGAGAGTTCTTCTAAGGGACCTAATAAGGTTAAAGGAGCACTACGTTACATCAAGACTTTTGATTTCTCTCACAAGAACGCCCATCTAACCTACACAGACCCTTCTGTAGGCGGTGCAGCATCACTTAAGAACGAGCCTTACTTGGTAAAAGATATGAATGGAGATTCGCTAAACGCAGCTCAGACTTCCCTCTTAGAGGATGTCTTAGAAGAAGAATTTGTACCACTAGATAAGAAGTTAGCTTCTGGTGATACGGATAAAGACACCCCATCTACCTCTGATATTTCAGAGGAAGTTAATTCGGGGGTAGATAACATTAACAACACTATAGGAAATAAAATGTCCGAGAAACAAGACCCAAAAGTAGAAGCTCTTGAGAAGCAAGTAGCAGCTATGAAGTTGGAAAAGGCACTAAATAAATACGGCTTAGCCTCTGAAGTTGTAGAAGGCCTCTCTTCTGCCCTTGTTGAGTTAAGCGAAGATAATCAAGAAGCTGTTACTAAGTCTCTTGACGCACTAGTTGAATCAGCAGAAGCTAAACTAGAAGGCTTGAAGAAAGAGTTGGATAGTGAAGATAACTCTGCTGAAGAAAATCCTCTTGTAAAAGATCTTGGCAAAGAGCATGGAAGTGCTGGAGAAGCCGAGCTTAAGAAAGAGAAAAACTTAACTTTAGCTGAGCGTGTATCGTTAGCTAACAAAGAAAAGCAGTCTAGCTAAGGGGATCCAAAGATATGTCAATCGAAACAAATGTTAACCGAAAGTTCGTAGGTAACTATGTCGCTTGTCTAACTCACAAGCATGGTTCAGAATTTTCTTGTTCACGAGTCAATGTTGTTAACGCTGCTCCTATTACAGTAGACCCTGTAGGGTTCCCTATTATTTGGGACAGTGAGAATGATGGCTATAAACTGCTTTCAAACGACGACGACCTAACAGCAATCGCAAATACCGGCGGTGGCTCACTCCCAGACGGTAGTGTAGTAGGTATCGTTGTAGGTAGTCGTGAAGGCTTTGGTACAAACACATGTGATGTAGAGATTACTCCAGCAGGTGTTGAAATGACTGTAGCTTTCCGTGGCCCAGGTACTGTTGTAGCTGACCGTCTAGAGTACGCAGGTACAGACGTAAATGGAGATGCTACCGTAGCTACCCCCGCAGGAGAAGAGCTTCAGAAAGCTTTCGCAGCTCAACTTGAGAAGCAAAGCCTAGCAGTAGTAGCTTCAGCTCCTATCGTAACACCTACTTACACATCTTAATCAGAAGGATTATTTAAACAATGAGTAATTTAAAACTAAACTCAAGCCCACAAGACCTTGTAAAAGAGTTGGCAGGTGGTCACTCATTCGTTCTTACTGAGCGAGTGGAAGGCGAATACCGAGGAATTAACACTCCTAAGCTCCTAACAGCCATCATGGCTCCAACGATCAACACACATCGTACTCGTGCTTTCATCTACGATGTAGAGAACAAGACAGCTCAGTTGCCTGTAGGTAAGAGTTATTCTGAAAAGGGTGCTAACCAACAGAAGGATAGCCATAATCAGATCGGCCTTACAATCCCATCTTTTGGTACTACTTACCAAGTATTGCCTCAAGACTATGATGGGAAGCGTAAGCCAAACAGTTCTGAGTTTATGACTGAAGCTTATGTTGTTGAGAGACAACAAGAGACTGCCTTAGCTGGTATGGATCTTTTAAACGAAATTGGTATGGCAGAGCTTTTGGTTAATGACCGAAACTATCTCTCTGGTGGACCTTTCACTCAGTACAACTACTCTGAAGTTAACGGTATTACAGGTGGTCGTGCAGCTCCTACAGCTATCGACTTCGCTGCTTCAGACTCTTTCAATGTTCGTCGTCAAGTTACTCGACTCCGTAAGGTGTTAGAGCAACGTCTAGGCGAAGCTGGTAAAGATGCAGAAGGCTTTATGCTTATCTGTGGTGACAATGCTTTTGACCGTTTCTCTGAATCAGAGGCTCAGTTAGGCTTGGCTCGTGCACTAATGAGTGAGTTGGATCTTGCTTCTTTGCGCATCCCTGTAACTACAGAAGGTGTTAACAGCACTCAGTTCCGTTATGACAACTTCAAATCTGAAGCTGGTGTTACTGTAGTGAACTACGGTTCAACTATCTTAAATGGCGGTACTGTTATCGGTGATGATGACGCTTACTTAATCCCTTACGGTGTTAGTAACATGATCACTATCGAGCTTGCCCCAGCAATGGTTCGAGGTATCGTTAACGAAGAAGCTGAAGCTATGTATGTATTTACAGAAGCAGGCTTACGTTCAGGTGTTACTACTGAGATTGAAACTAACCGTTTATTCTTAAACCGTAACCCAGAGCTAATCACTGCTATCACTACTTCACAGTAGAACAGTTTTCGGAGGGGAAGGAGCCCCTCTATTTTAGTAATAACATTTAAAAAGGGTGAATATGAAGAGTTTAACAATACCAAACTTACTTAAAGATCTTTACGAGTATTTACCAGAAGAGAACATCCTATCAGAGAATGTCTTAGTAGATGCCTTAGAGAGTGTTATTACCGAAGTAGGAAGAGAAGACGAAAATTATTCAGAAGTTCTTTGTAAAGGGCTCAGAGCAGCTGGGCTTATGAATAAAGCCAAATCAGCAATAGCTATAGGTACAATTAAAAGAGAGAGGTCAAGACACAGAGAAGTAGAATTCTTTAACAAATCTTCAGATGAGCTTTGGGACGCTTTTAACTCCTCACTAGCAGACTTATGCCCACTCCTACCAGGAGGTGGTTATAGCTTTGCAGGTAAGAAGTCTTTTGGTTTCTATGCTAATGGTGGAGATCCTGTAGAGGTTCCTCGTCATAAGTGTACAAATAGAGATAGACGATTCTCTAACATAAGTACTTCCAGGCTAGCCAGAAACCCTAGGACACGAAGACGATGATTACAGGGGAGCTGATAAAGACTGGTAAGACATTGGATAATAAGATAAAAGCTATATCAAAGCTAGATGGTGAGCATGTAGATATAGGATGGTTCCAGTCACAGGGTAAGCACCCTACAGCTGACTTAACATTCCCGCAGCTGGCTAAGTATCATGCTACAGGGGGAGGTGGAAGAGTCACTCCTAGGGACGTATTAGCCCTCTCCTCTGCTGTGTACCCTCCTAATAAAGATAGAGAGGTTATACAAGCATTAACTAAATGGCTCTCAGGAGGACGTACAGGAGGTACAGAGGCACTTCTAGCAGTACTAGGAGATGTTCAAGTGAAGAGGATACAGAGCCTATTCGGAAGCTCTCTTCTATCTCCTACGTCAGGAAACCCAGACCCTCTCGTAGAGACAGGTGCTCTTAGGAATAAGACAGCCTACAAGACCAGTATAAATAATATTATTAAGGAGTAGGTATGAGAGCTTATACGAGCATATTTGATACAACAGCCTTAACCTTCTTGAGGTATACAGGAGAAGGGTTCGAAGGAGATGATGGGCTTTGGGTCAACTCTCCAAGGACTAGTATAAAAGCTGAAGGAGACTTACAGCCAATAGATCCTTATGCACAGAAACAGATGAGTGCACCACAAGGCTTTATTACTAGGGGCTCATACTATTTCTCATCTAGAGTAGAGCTTAATACAGTTGATGATGTAGGAAATATCAGAGCAGATGTTACAACTATAGCTGGAAGACGGTATTTTGTGATGAGCAAGGCTGACTGGAATGGAAGCCCTCTATGTACAGATTACATAGACTACGAACTAATGCTTGAGTCTATACCTAATAACGGAGGTGGCCTAGTTGATAGCCAGTAGCGAGATATATAAGAGGTGTAAAGACCTTATTAGACGGTGTATAGGAGATGACCTTCACCAGATAAAGAATAGTGCTGGAGAGGATATAGGAGCAGTATTCTCCAGTAAGCAGAAGAGGCCTACAGGAGCCCACCCTTTTGTTGTAGTGGATATAGCTAACAGACAACAGCAGAATACATGGGCTTCTAGCATATTCCTTAATGCTGACGGTGATAGGGTAATAACTAACACTTATGACTACTTCATAACCTTTGCATTCTACGGAGGAGATGCTTTAGCTTTAGCCTCTGCTGTACAGCTTAAGTTAGCCACCCAGGAGTCTAACGAGATATTCACTGTAGATGCCTTTGGTAGCATAGCTGATACATTCAATATTAGTTCCTCTACAGCTAATGTAGATAACATGAACCATGACTTCGCATCTTTCATAGTAAAGATCACCATACTAGATTCTGTTGTAGATGAGCAAGCCTCTATGGCAATGGAAGATATCTGTCTAGACTTGACTGTCAGGGTAGATGAAGAAGACGAAGGCCTAACAACCACAATAATAACTACTGATACAAATACTTAATCACTAAGAAACTGGTGAATTTTACACGGAACCCCTTGGTGATTGCATTAGGCAACACCCTTAAAACCCTTTTGGAGACATTATAGTGCCATTACAAAATATAAATGTAGTTAATGCAACGTTGGCCTTAGGTGCGGCTCAGGCTATTGACTACTCAACAGTATTGATTGTGGATTGCAATCATCTCTCACTGGATAGAGCCACGACCTACACCTCAGTAGACGGGTACACCTCAGTAGTCCCAGAAGGGACGCCATTAAGATCTATCTTGGATTCAGCATTTAGTCCGACAGTAAACCCTGCTAGGGTTGTTGTAGGTAGAGCTAAAGGTCGAGCTGTCCTAAGATTCGATGAGGTTGCAGAGAACGACGAATTCACCTTATCTATTAACGTATTAGATGGTGAGCAAGCTACTGTAAGCTACACTGCCGTACTAGGCGATACTCAGCAGGAAGTTGCTGAAGGTCTTGAAGCAGCTATTATAGCCGCTATAGAGGTATCAGATCATGTAGTACCTTCAGTAGTAGGTTTACTAGAGTCAGCCTCCCTAGAGATTGATATACAGGCACAAGAGGATGATTTCTCTCTTAGTAATGTAAGTGCTAATATCGCAGTATCTAGTACTATCACTGAATCACCTTCTGAGACTATTGTAGCTATACGTCAGATCAACACTGACTGGACTTATATTGTAGCAACAGAGCATTCTCCTGCATATCAAGCAGATATGGCTAACCAAGCCTTAGTGTTCGAGAAGCCTTATGTGACCTCGTCAGACCTAGCAGAAGCTTATCAAGCTTGGGACGGAGTGTCTACTCCAGATGTTAATGATGTCCCTTCAGTATTTGTATTCTCTAATAACAACTTTGCTCACTGTATGTACCATAACGAAGCTAGCAGATTCCCTGAAGCAGGTCGTATTACGTTACACACAGCTGTTCGTCCAGGTCGAGATGACTTCCAATACAGTGTTCTTCCAGGCTTCTCTTTAGCTCAAGTAGCTGACGGATCAAGGCCTTTAGACGGTAATGAATTAGCTAACCTAGAAGCTAAGAATGCTTCAACTATCATCTCACTAGGCGGTAACGCTGTTATAGGTGGTAATAGGATGTCTACAGGGATTCGTATTGAAGCTATTGCAGTTCTGAACTACTTCCGACAAGAACTTACTAGACGTACAGACACATTGTTCTTAAATATCAGAAAGCTAGGTATCAATGATGCTGATATCGGCCTTATCCGTAATGCTTGGACTTCTTTCCTGGACTCCAATGTCAGTAGCGGTGCAGGTAATTCTCAGGCACTTGACCCAGCACTACCTTACATAGTCACCTTACCAAGAGCAGTAGATGTACCATTTGATGATCGAGTATCAGGAAAGCTTCGAGCTGAGATTATATGTAACTTAGATGCATCTATCGACTGTACACAACTAAACTTAACTCTCACTTATAGAGACCCAGCACAGGTATAATTATGACTTTTGAACCAATTCACAGCGCAAGGCTTAATAATTTTGCATGGGGTGCTATTCAATTAGATGGGGGTCTTGCAAAAGACTCTTACGTCCAGATCTCACCAAACTCAGACCTCACAGCAGAGAGTCAAGACGCTGGTAGTTTTAATACCAGTATCTCTCTTCTTAGTGATCGTTCTGCGACAATTACTTTCCAACTACAGGCTCAGTCACAAGCTAATAAGCTTTTGGCCTCTGTTGTTAGACAGGACACATTGAACAACGGCAAGACGATCCACAATATCACAGTTACTACTAACGGGACTCTGTACCTCTATGAGATGATTGGCTGCTACATCAAAGCCCGTCCAGAAGAGACTAAGAGTGAAGATATGTCAGGTGTTACAAACACTTGGATGTTCTATTGCTCTGAGCTAAGAGAGCGTCAGATTGAAGATTCTGTATTCAGTGCAGATGTTACTTCAGGCATCTCTGACTCTGTATCAGTAACAGTCCAGAACAGCATAACAATACTATAAGTTTAGGATAATAATAATGACAATAGATTCGCAACAGACAGCTATGGATTCTTTAGGGATAAAGCAGATCCAGCTGCAGGGTAGCTCAGAGGTATATGAACTCGGGCTACTTAATGCACGAGAAGGTAGGGTGGCTTTTTCTAAAGCTATCTCTATCCTTGCTCCAGTTTTTAGTACTTCAATGGATACATTCCAGGAGTACAACCTAAGTATGGCAACAGACGAAGAAGGAGAGCCAATAGATGGTACTGGTAATATCAGTTTCTTCGAGCTTTCAGTTGTGCTTAGTCAACAGATAGATAAGCCAGAGTTTCAAGAACTTATGGATATGCTATTAAAGAATTTAAAGAAAGCGGGTGGAATAGAGTTCGACTTTGACGTAGAGTTTACTGGAAGGCTTGATGATCAGATGAAGATCATAGAATTTGCCTTTAAGGAGAACCTAGCCGCCCCTTTTCTAAGATGGCTGAAGGACAAGGGTTTTGCAAAAATGAGTACATCCCTTCAGTCAATCTTGGGAGCCAAATCAGAGGTACTTCAGAAAGAGTGGTAATGGATCTTATAGATAAGTCTCCATTAAAGATAGATCAATTTGAGATGCTTATATTCAATTTAGCGTCCAGCGAGAACTGTCCCTGCTCCTACACTGAGCTATGGAACTGCACTATAACAGATCTCTTCAATATACGGCAGATGGTCTTTATTAGAGATGCCTTAGACCACGCTAGGCACAAAGATCAGAAAGCACAGGCAGAGGCAAATAAACCTAAAGGGCGCTAGATGAATAGAGAAGATTTTATACTCAGGCTAAAACTGGATTCCAGTCAGCTAGAGAAAGAGTACCCTAAGACTTTTGCAAAGCTCTCTAAAGCCCAGCAAAGGCAGAACAAGCAAATCAAGGCAGAGCAGATGGTGCTTAAAGGCATCAATGCTGAGAGGCTTAGGGGCGTCTCTATATCTAAGCAACAAGAAAGATTAACTAACAAGATAAAAAGAGCAGAGGAACAAGGAGTAAAGAACTTAGAAAGGTTCCGTCAAATGGCTAAGTCTTCTCGTAGAGATGTTCTAGGGCAAGCTGATGTAGGCTTGTCTCAGAGGCTTAGAAGAGCTAGCGGAACTCCAGGTGCTCAGAACCTTAGTACAGATGTTGATATACTACGTAACAGGTCTTCTAATATAACAGACCCCAGGCTTCGAGGTAGGGCTTCTCAGCTCAATTCTGAGTTAGGTTCTATTGGTGAGAGGACTAAGGCTGCTAAGACGACACAGGAGGTACGTAGGCTCAGAGCAGAGTTCTCCAGAGTCAAGTCTGAGATCAATAAGGCTGAGAGAGCCCAGGATAAGTTTAACAGGACTTTGAAGTCAGGTAATGCTGTATCTAGGAACTTCACTAAAAGCCTCAGAGGGATGGCTCTAGGCCTTACAGGGGCATATGCTGTTCTAGGAGGAGCTAAACAAGCTTTCGCTATAGGGAAGAACTTAGACTCTATGAAAGCTGGCTTACTAGCAGCGTCAGGTAGTGCAGAGGTAGCTAAACAGAACTTCAAGTTCTTGAGAGAAACTTCTCAGACACTAGGCACAGATATAGAAGTTGGTGCTGGATCTTTTAATAGGCTAGCAGTTGCAGCTAAGGGTGCAGGTTTCAGTACCTCAGAGATCAGAGAGATCTACCTCTCAGCCGCAGAAGCTTCAACAACATTTGGCTTGAGTACAGAGAAACAATCTCTTGTGATGTTAGCCTTTAGTCAGATTATGTCTAAGGGTAAGGTAAGTATGGAAGAACTCTCTAGACAGCTTGGGGAGAACTTCCCTATTGCAATGGAAGCAGGTTCTAAGGCAATGGGAGTAAGCACAGAAGAGCTAATAAAGATGGTCTCTTCAGGTAAGCTTTTAGCTAAAGATTTCATGCTACCCTTTGCAAGACAGATTAGAGGGCAGATTAGAGACTCGGGAGCATACGAGGCATCTCTTAAAAAGGTTAATGCTTCATTAGGACGTATGAAGAACGCTTTCAAGTTCCTTATTAATGATATATTCGAAGGAGGTCTTGGTAGTGGGTTCTCTTCTCTGTTTAATGGTATTGCAGACTTTGTCACTAACGCCTCTCCAGCCTTCTTACATTTCTGGCAAGGGTTTAGCTCAATGCTTGGAGGAGTAGCGCAAGGACTTTCAATAGTCTTTTCATCCCTAACAGAGACAACAGGAGCAATGGGAGACTCAGCTAGGAGTGTAGGTCTTCTTACTAGAATGTGGTCAGGGTTTGCTGCGACAGTCCTCTTCGCTATGAGTGGATATCAAGAGCTACTAGCCCTAGTATACGACTTAGAGGGTACTACTTTTGGTAAAATATTCTCTTCCTCATTAGGAGGTTTTGGCGGGATTACCGCTGGAGCTGCAGACTTTGCTAGGAACGCTTCTGGAGCTGGAACAAAGAACGAAACTATAAACTCAGGAGGCAACAAGACTGAGATAACAATTAATGCTGGCAGTGCTGATGCAAGACAGGTTAATGACATATTAGTAGATCAAATGGGGTTATAGGATGTCTTTTTATTTTGTTATAGGTGATGATTTCTTTGTAATGGATGCCACCACTAAGGTATCTTCTAACTTTACAGGGAAACTCTCTACACACCCGACAGCAGACAGAAGAACAGCCTCAGACAACTATAGGGCAGAGAGTCCTACATGTAATATGACAGGAACTATCTCTTCAGTAAAGGGCTTTGGTAATGGAACTAACAAGTCCCCTACAGAGTACATAGACGGTATCCTTAAGGCAATAGATGATCAAGTACCTGTATCTCTTAGGTATAGGCTTGATGAGGTAGAGGAAGATGACTGGTTTATAACATCGTTCTCCCTATCATCTAATAATACCAACTACACAAGCTTTATTTCAGGTAATGATGTAATAATGTCTGTAGGAGTCTCTATAAGCTTCCAGAGAGCACGTATAGCCAGAGGCTTACAGTTTACCTTCCTTGTAGATGATGTCTACTTAGATAGGACTGTAGAGGCCTCTAGGGCTAGTGCTTCTACTCAGGCATTTGGGGATACTCCTGCAGAGCAAGAGACCCTAACAAGGTCGCAGAGGTTACGTAGATCTGCAGCTAACAATAGAGACTTGGCAGAGGCTAATTTTGGAGTCTTTGTAGACGGAGTATTACCAGAGGAGGATCAATAGTGCCTATTAGAGTACCAGTCCCTACAGAGGCTTTCGCAGAGTATGATATCTCCTTAGCAGGGGTCTCTTACTTATTTACATACAGATACAATGAAAGGCTTGGGAGGTGGAAGCTAGATATATCTACCCCTCAAGGTGATTTAATAATAGCGGGAATGAGCCTCATAGAAGGAGTGTCCCCCAACCTACATCTAGTTACAGAAGATTTCCCAGGATCTCTTTTTGTAGTAAGGTTTAATGAAACCCCTATTAAGGCCAGTAGAGATAATCTAGGCATAGGGAAAGACTATGAGCTAGTGTACTTTACAGAAGATGAAGAGATAGTGTAACTGGCACAGTTTACTTAAAGAGGGATGTATGGCAGACAGGTTTGGAAGAGAGTATGAACTCCTTATAGGGAGAGCAGCTACATTAACATCTCAGGTAATCCCCCAGAACGAGCAAGGGCGTAGGATAGAGAGAGGAAGTAATAATTCTGAGACTCCAACGAACACAGATTTCAACTCCCTTCCTCCAGGATTTCAGAGGATTGTGGGGTTACAGATAAGAGCCTCTATAGGGCAGACTAAAGATCAATCTCCTTCTAACGAGATTATTCTTACTAATGCCTCAGAAGCTCAAATAGCTTCAATAAGGGCTGATGATACACTAATCCTTAGAGCTGGGTATAGGCAAAGGGCTAGTTCCTCTATACAAGCTGATGAAGGGGATAATCAAAGGCAACAGCCTGATATTTTTGTAGGACAGATTATCCGCATAGTAACAGAGCATATAGGAAGGAACAAGGAGACTAAGATCTTATGTGGAGAGGCTATAACTGTTAAGAAGAATAGTAAGATCTCTAAGTCCTATACACCTGGCACTACAAGATTAGAGGTTATAGAAGACCTAGTAAGCCTTGTAAGGACTCAGGGAGTGCCCACAGGCAGTATAAGAGTACCAGAAGAGGGTACAGAAGAGTTGGCTACTGTTAGTGCTCCTCTCCTTACAGGATATACAGCTAAAGGTAATCTCTTTAATGAAATAGAGAGGATATGTCTTAGTTCAGGAATGCGTTCATATACTGCATTAGGCAGAGTCTATGTAGAGCCAGCCAGGAGAGCCTCTGTAGCTTCAGCAGGCACCGTAGAAGGCGTTCAGCAGACTTCTAGGATCTTAGTTACAGTTACCCCTGAATCTATTAAGGGTACAGTAGAACCTCTCTCAGATAACACTGTAGGGCTTTCTAATGCTAATGGTTCTGATGGAGAGCAAGGTATTAAGCTAACCACATTCTTAGATGGAAGGATTTCAGTTAACATGGTACTCCGTATGGTAGACTTCCCTCAACAGAGGTTTAATGGAGATTTTGAGATAACGAGTATTGTACATGAGCTAGACTTTGAGGGCAGTGCTTGGGATACTAAAATATCAGGGAGAAAACTCTAATGGTAGGCATAGCTAAGAACCCTAGGCAGATTATCTTAGACTTAATTAAGCTTTGGGTTCAAGAGAACGTAGAGACTTTAGCACCAGCTACAGTAGTCTCTAACAGATTATATGAAGAGGAGCGTGTACTGGACGTATTACCCCTTATCCTAGAGAAACAAGAGGATGGTGATATAATCGTACCAGATGTCATATATAACGCTCCAGTGAGCTTACAGGGCTCTACAGAGGGTGTCTTCTCCTTCCCTATTAAGCCAGGAGATAAAGTTCTTATAGGGTATGTTAAAAGAAGCTTAGAAGAGTTTATCTACGCTAATAGTCCTGATCAGTACCTTCCTAGAGATACTAGAGTGTTTGGTAGTTCGGATGCTGTAGTAGTAGGTTTTCTAGGGCAAGCTGGAGTAGACTTACCAGTTAGTGTAGATGATGCTTTCTGGCAGTTTAATGAGACCTCTATTACTTTAGATAAAGATAACAACATAACAATAAAGACTGGAGATGATACGACTGTAAAGGTTAATAGTGACTCTTCTATAGAGCTTTCTACTGAGACTAGTGATATAACTCAAAGCTCCAGTGGAGAGGTATCCATATCTAATGATGCTGGCTCAGGGACTCTACAGCCTTCTGGGAATTGGCTCTTTAATGGAACCACTATAGATACTTCTGGAAATGTTATAACAGCTTCTGGGACTAATCTAGATGCCCTTAGAGCAATATTCAACATCCATACACATATCTCTGTATCAAGTCTTGGGACTCCTACTCCTCCTCCACAACAGGTATAACTATGAGTGATTTATTTATAGACGAAGAAATACAGGATATAGCTATTGTAGACGGAGATCTAGTCTTTATTAACGCTGAAGAGGTCTTAGCTAGGCAGGCTGTACTGATCACTCTAAGAACTTTCCGAGGAGAGTGGTTCAGGAATATTCTTTACGGGGTTCCTTGGGTAGAGAATAGTAATAATAGCATCTCAATCTTAGGTAAGACTTCCCAGCTAATCTTCGACTCTTTCCTAAGAAGAGCCATCCTCTCTAATGAGGAGGTTATTTCGATACTATCCTACACGAGTGTTAAAGAGCCTATTTCAGGAAAGGTTAAAGTAGAGGCCACCTTGGACGTTGTAGGCGGTCAAATCCAAATATTAGAAGAGGTATAGAATGTCCTTTACTCAGGAAGGTTTGGTAATACCCAGACTACCCGAAATAGAAGATCAAATAGAAGCTAGTCAGGTAGCTAATATAGAACGTAGGTTTAGATACAACAGTAATAAGCTTATAAGCCAGCTGAACTCAGTCTACGCTGCTCAGGCAGATAGGCTAGCAGAACTTATTGAAGCTGCTTTTGATAGTACTAAGATCAGTAGGGCAGAAGGCTTTCATTTAGACGAACTAGGGCTCTTAAGAGGAGTTTACAGGAATGATGCTATAGCCTCCTCTACATCTTCTCAGTTTGTCTGGATGAGGAATGGTTCTGTCCTTCCTAGTGGTAGCTCCTTTGCTTCCTCTGTCCTTGAGGGAGAGGTAGTGAACACAGCTGAGGTGGTGGCTAATGCTGCTTCTTGTGCTGCAGCCCGTATAGTGGTGAGTACTGTTCTATCTAATAGACGATACTCTGTAATAATTAATGGTACTACTTATACTTTTGTAAGCTTACCAGACTCTACAGCAGAATCTATTTTAACTCAGCTCTCAGCAGAGATAAACGCAGACTTAGTAAAGACTTTCACATTCAGCTTTGGTGATGACGTACTGGAAGTTGTAGCAGATGAAAACACTTCTCTAAGTGCAAGAGTCCCTATTACTGGGTTACAGGTTAGAGATGTTAAGACTTTCCTCTTTGCTCAGTCAGTAACAACTGGTCCGGAAGAGTTTCCAGCTGAGACAGTAGATATACTTAACTCCTCTGTCCCTGGTTTCATAGAGACAAACAACCAGGAAGAGTATTTTGTAGGAACTGGAGTAGAGACGGATGAAAGCTTTCGCTCTAGGATTCAAGCAGGAGTTACACAGTCAAGTACAGGAACACTCCCATCAATACTCTCAGCCTTACAGACTAATGTGACTGGGGTAAGCCTAGTCTCAGTAGCAGAGAACACTAATGACTTCCCTACAGATTCAGCAGGAAGGCCTATACACTCGTATGAGGTTCTTATTATTGGTGGAGATGATAATGATATAGCTGCAGAGGTTTGGAGAACTAAGCCTATAGGTATTCAGCTATTCGGGAACACTCTAGTTAACTTCACAGACTCTTCTGGAGAGGTTAGAGAGATATCCTTTAGTAGGCCTTCCAGAGTATCCTTAGCAGCAAGAGTCCAGTACCAGACGTACACAGAAGAAGCCTTACCAGCAAACGTAGAACAGACTATAGCAGACTCAGTAGACAGTTACCTAAACTCCCTAACTATTGGTGTTGATGCCATCCCTGGTAGGGTGTTTGGCGATATCTACTCTAATACTACAGGTATTGGGCAAATGATCATAGAGTTTCAAGTAATTGCTAATGTTGGTGATACACCTAATGCCTTTGCATGGGCTGCAGATGTTGTTGAGATCTCCTCTTCAGACTTTGCTTCTATAGACGCTGGGGATATCACTGTTCAACAAATATAATAAGAGGGGCTTATGGCCGTAGAAAGAATAGATCATAAGGCAGAAGCTAGGGAGTTGATGTTAAGCCAATTCTCAGACTACAAAGACTTGAATGCCTTAATGGACTCTTGGGTTACTCCTATCCAATCACTAGAAGATGCCCTTATAGACTATATGGCTAATAATGGGATCTCTAATGCTGCAGGAGGTATTCTAGACATCTTAGGAGAGATCTTAGGAGTTGAGAGAGATGGTAGGTTTGATGCTGAGTATAGAACAGCTATCCTATCAGGAGCCCTTTTAGAGTCTGCTGACGGGACTACAGAGGTCTTTTTAGAAGGGTTCCGTACCCTATGTCAGTCTGACTTCTGTACGTTCAGAGAACACTTCCCAGCAACAGTATATGCTCATGCAGGGGCAGGCTACAATAACAGTGTGTTAGATGAGCTTAGAAGGATATCTCCGGCAGGAGTGCATACAAGGCTTATCGTTGATAATGAGTTCGACTCCTTCACAATGACAGAGATCTTAGAGACTAATAACTCCCTAGTTACAGGAGACCTTGATGAGTATGAGGTCAACTCTAACGGACAGACAGAATTACTGTGCATAAGCCAAAGCTCAGGGGAGACTCTACTTGACGATGGGGACGCCTTTGCAGAACTCTTTGATGAGGAGTGGACTCCTTTAGCAGAGCTTGTAGTGAGAGGTGAACTAGAGATAGAGAATCTTATAGATGATGCAGGAAACAATTTAGTAGACGATTGTGGAAACAATTTAGTAGTAGCAGAACTAGTACCGTCAGAGGTGATTATTTAATGGCAATCCCAGAAGAAGATTTTGATTGGGCTACCACCCAGTTATCAGAAACAGTAACTAACAATGAAGGAGACTCTGTTGTAGCAATTAATAGAGTGGAGCCTTCAACAAGCTTTAAGCAGACAGGTATCTTAGCTAGAGGCAGGGTTATTCGTAGTTACATAAACTATGTACTATTCGCACTAGGTAGGTGGGTTCTGTACCTTAGGGAAGGTGAGATAGGGGACTTTAAGGTTATGCCCCCTACAGCAACAGTAGCCTCAGTACAAGAACGATTTAATGGGACGTGGGCAGATAGAGGTACAGATACTCTTGCTGGACAGTCTGTGAGAATATTTGAGAAGACGGGGTAATTAGATGACTATACAGATAACAGACTTAGACCCTAATGCAAACCCTGATGATAGTGATCTTCTTGTGTCTAAGAAAGGTGCTGAGGACTTAAGCCTCCCTATTGGAGACTTGGCAGAGCATATCCTAAACCAGCTTACAGCAGCAGATGTATTAAACCTAATACGTACAGTAGATACAGATAACTCAGGACTTAACGCTAGTACGCTACAGGGCGTTAACAGAGCCTTCCTGCAGAACGCTAGTAACCTTACAACAGGTACTATCCCTGATGCTAGGTTCAACTCAACAACCATCTTAGGGAACCCTACCACAAGCTCTACAGGCTCTACAAGCTACTCTTGGAATGTCCCTACATTCATTACCGGAGGCTTTAGGCTAAAGATTCAGTGGGGGATAACAACCTACAGAGGAAATAACAGTACAATAACAGGCGTCTTTAGACAAAGCTTTGCTAGCGGTTTAGCTACTTCTAGTCAACCTATTGTAATACTAGCACCACAGAACATAGGAGACTCTCAGAGCAACCCTGAAAACTTGGTGGAGTTAGATGTAAGATTAACTGGAACTTCCTTGTCAGGCTTTACAGCGGCCTCTGTACGGACAAGAGGTAACAATAATGACTTGGTTAGAGCAAACTACATAGCATTTGGCAGATATTAAGAGAGAATAGAATGGCTAATAGAAGAATAGGGGAGCTACCAGAGATTGATTCTGTGTCAGCTTCAGATGTAGTACATGTCTCTCAGGGAGGCTTAGATAGGTCTATACGGTTCCAGGACTTTGTTAAAGATTTAGATGCAGCCTCTAACTTAGCGACAGTGTACAGGGATGTAGTGGGGAGTATTAACCTAAACAGAGATGACTTAAACTCCTTCATACGCCTAACAGATGACTTAGGCAGTGATATTATAGTAACCTTAGAGGAAGATACTTGGGAAGTTGGGGATAGAATATCCTTCTACTCGGAGAGTGGTGTAGACCTTTTCTTACAGAATTCCTCTACGGTAGATTTTGATACAGCTTTATCTCCTCAAGGTGGAAGTCCTAATGTATTCCTTATACCAGAACCCAACTCTTTAGTAACTATTGTCAGGGCTACTGAGAGTCAATGGTTTGTATCTAGCACTAACTTAGGAGGGGGGTTGCCCTCTTTTGCAGATGGCTCTGACGAATTCCCGTCTATAACATTCTCTAGTGACTTGACTACAGGGTTCTATCATGAACCAAACTTTCCAGGATCTATTTTCTATGCTACGTCCGAACAAGGGGTTCTATCTGACGGATCTAGAGATGTAATATCTGCATTCACGCCTGATAGTTTTAGGGTATTATCTCCAAGATTTTCTAATGGTGATCAGGGGTATGGAGCCCTACTCAGGACACGTAGTGGAGGGATTACTTTTGATATCACTTCACGAGGACTAGGGGGGACAGTACTCTTAAACAGAGGAGAGAGTAATGCCCAAGCTATATCTATACAGGATGCAACATCCTCTACATCTATCTTATATAACTTATCTAGGGGGTCTATAAACAATATCCCTGATGGAGACTTAACCCTACCTACTGGAGGGTTCCCTGAAGTGTGGACTTCCCTGCACTCTATCTCAGCAACGGGACAACACAGGGCTCCTCCTGGTAACTTTATCAGGCCTACTTGGTCTTTCTTAGATGCTGTTGAAAGTGGTATGTATCACAGCGGAGGAGAAGAGGTAACTATTGCTGTATCTAGAGAGGATTCAGTGACCTTTACAGACACAGGTATAGAGTTACATGGAGGGGAGATTAGGGACGTAGCAGACATATTCCTTGACACCAACCTAGACACTACAGCAGCTACAGCAAACCTTGCAATGGATGCTGGCACAGGGAGGATAGTAAGGTCAGTCTCTACAGCTCGTAGTAAAAACACTATAGAGCCTGTTACAGAAGAGCTGGGAGAGAAAGTCTTAGAGATGATACCTGTTACCTACTTCGCTAACAACGAGGGAGATGACAAGCAGTACTTAGGCTTTACAGCAGAGCAGTTAGATGATATAGGAGCACACCAGCTAGTAGTCTACAAAGAGTATGACCCTGAAGTGGGACCCATCCCTGAATCAGTTAACTATGACAGAGTGTGTACCCTCCTAGTAGAGAAAGTTAAGAGACAACAGAAGCAGATAGATTCCTTAGAGGAGCGTCTAAGCGCCCTAGAAGATAGTTTATCTTAAGATATTGATGTTACAGGAAGTAATTATAAATAAGAGAGAAAGTATATGAAATGGTCTAGCGTAGGAAAGTGGCTGAAAGGGAACTCTGGGAAAGGGGTTTCTTTGATAGGGTCACTCCTAACAGGTAATGTATCAGGAGCAGTAGCAGCGGGTATTTCACTAGTAAGCTCTGCTACAGGTAGTGACAGCCCTAGTGAGGCTTTAAATAGGCTTAATAGCGATCCTGCTACTATGATTAAGCTTAAGAAGCTTTACTATGAGAATGAAGATTCTGTAAGGAAGCACTTAGAGGAGATGACTAGGATTAAGTTAGAGGACTTGCAGAAAGAGCACAATGAGACACAGAAGACTGTAAGGGCAGGAGATAAAGCGGAGGATTGGTTTGTACGTAGAACTAGGCCAGCTCAGTCTTGGATTAGCCTAGCAGCAGCTTTATACTATGCTTTAGCTATGGAGAGTCCAGACTTTGCCATACTAGGAGCCCTGTTAGCTCTTCCTTGGGCTTATGCAGGACTTAGGCAGGTAGGTAAGGGCATTACAGCTGTTACTGAGAAGAAGGCTCAGAAGTAAGTACAGAGCCTCCTAGGGCTACTCCTTCAATCTTACTTATGTAGCCACACTTTGCTGTACAGGAATAGCCATTAACAAGTTGGTATGAGAACATCTCTCCAACAGTAATGCGCTCTGTATAAGATGTCTCTGAGAGATACCCTTTGTGACACTGAGGACATATCTCTCCGAGATCTTTGTACAGTACATTATCCTTAAAGAACTTCTTATCCATCTCAGAGTACCTTAAAAATACTTCCCTCCATTCATTTCTATGATTTATTAGAAGCTTATTATTTGTTGCCCAGGCAAACTCCTCTTCACTGAGGCTATCGACCTCAAGATACACCCTGTTATCTACCACTCTACTCTTCTTCTTGCCCTCCATATAGCCCCCTTAAGCACATTCAGTATCTAAAGCACACTGCCTACGAAGGAAGTCTAAATCTCTAACTTCTTTAGAGGCAACATTATTCATATTATCGTCAAGCTTAGTTAGCCAGGTCTTATCCATACGCTCAGAGCCTATCACCACCTTACTGACTTGAGGCTTATTGTCTTCCTTGCTTCGTGTAATCTTTAGGAATGTGTCATACCCCACTCCACGTATATCATACCCCAGATTGAATAGAAGGTTACGCTTAACAGAAGGGCTAAGACCACTCCATCCTACTGTCTCTTCTAGGTAGTCTAGTTCCAGTGTTATCTGTACGTCTACGAGGTCTGTAAACGTCATGTAACGGTCTTTCTCACTCTCCATAGTGTTGATTACAGAGAATGTATCAGCCTCACTGTAGCCACTGTCACGAAGGCTCAGGTACATCTCCAAGTACTCTTCTCTAAGCTCTTCTCGTTTCTCTTTCCATTCTGTAATGTTAGTAGGTGATGAATCCATATTATAAACCTCTTAAGTTATTTAATTACTAGGGAACCACAGAGCTTCAGCCCCACACTCTAATACTTTTCTGTACTGCTGGAACACACTGCTATGAAAATTTCCTGAAAGGGTCTTTGAAGTCTGGCTATCAGCTCTAGCTATATGCTCAGCAGCACTAAAGTGGGGAGCCTCCTTCTTGTATACACCATTCTCTGGTAATTTTAACATCTCGTATATCCTGTTAACCTTCTCCTCTGATTGATCTAATGTCCTGTAACTTACCTGTGCACATGTAGCTACCGAAGCTTCTACTGCTTGTCTTGGGGTCAGTTCACGCTCTCCAGCTAGATACATCCCACTAGAGGTAAAAGAGCCATTCTCTCGCTCCAGCTTAGTATACACATCTACATAAGGGAGATGCAAGCCTCCTTCCTTAAGGGCTCTAGCAACACTATTAGAGATACCTTCACGTATCTTACAGCATAGCTCCTGAATCTCTGGTTGTGCATCATACTCACATCTAAGCTTAAAGACAGCTTCCCAGGCGTCCTTAGAGGCTGTTATAACCCCTTTAGTGTACATCCAAGGCTCTAAGTACCTGTTAGCTATTTCCTTGCTTAGACCAGCTTCTAGGAGCTTCTCAGAGGCATCTATTGCTGATAGCCTTAAGTTGTCTATAATAGCTTCCACTTCAGACTGATCCCTCTCTGTAAAAGTATCTCCTGCTACCATCCCTCTCTGTGCCTTTGCGTAGGTTACAGGCATAGCTGGGTTATCCTTCACTTGAGCTATCATCTTACTTACAGGCATAGCTCTAGAGCTTTGATAATTCCTTGATAAAGCCTTATGCGTATTTATCTGAGCTAAAATGAACCTATGGAACTCCACCTCCACTGTTATTAACTCTTCCCCTAAGAATCTTGTGTGCTCTATTACTGTGGCTTTTATATTATTGTCTGGCAAATTGTGTCCCTCCTGCTATATTGTGGTACTGTGACAGTAAAGTCCTGATATCTTATGAGCCCTTTTAATAGTTTGCTCTTTACTAAGAACCTTACCTTCCCCTCTTTGATAAAACCTTGCTGTAGCATACTGTTGTAGAAGGTCAGCATCTTTTGTAGAAAGCTTCAACATATCTATTATCCTTACAGCAGACTTTATCTGTCTTCCTGCTAGCTCTTTCTCTCCTAGTTCATTATAGGCCAAAGAGCACATAAACTTAGTGTAGAGCCTAAACTCAAGCTTCTGTCTCTCTGTGTACTTAGCTGCTAACACTGTAGCACTAATACAGATAAGAATAGTGCTAATTGATAGTGATATGATTCTAAACATGACCTTTACCTCTTTATTTCTAGTTGCAGCTATACTACCTTACATGTAACCTTAATGCAACTAGTGTTTGATCTTTAATTTAAGAGTCCTAGCCAGCCTCTTAGCCTTCCTTCTGAGGGCTCCTTTACTAGAGTTATTCTTTATACGTATAGTAGCTAAGTCCTCTCCTAGCTCGTTAGTAGGCTCTCTGAAGCCTAATCTATCAAAGGCGTCTACATGTATTACATGATCAAATAACCCTATCTCTAAGCACCTAGAGAACTCTCTGAAGGATCTCATCCCTACGTATATATCATTGGTTTCCATTATAATCTTAGCTAACTTAGCTGGATCTTCTTTATTGAACTCGTCAATACCACTTCTCCACACATCCCGCTTAGTTACTCTATCTGCAAAGCACTCCTCTTTACTCTCATACCCGTAAAAATCTTTTAGCTCATTATATAAGAATATATCTAAAGCTGCCTCAGAAGAGGATGAAAACTCTACGTAGGCTACCTCACTTAGGTATTCTGCCAGTTGATCTTTTCCGTGCCTACCGTCTCCTATTATTATAAAGTTCATACTATGCTCCTCTTAAACGTTTAGCTACATTCATATACCAGTCTGGGATGTCTTTTAGGGACAGGGTCTCTTCAAAACCTTTACTGAAGGATTTTTTGTAAGCAAACATCCACTCTCCACTCTCATTGCCCCAATATTCAGGATATCTTAATGCCCAGGCTCCTAGTATATATCTATCCTCAAACCCTAACTCTTCAGCTAAACGGTGACTACCTAGCCTATAGAAGTCACTTTCATGACCCTCATCTCCAACGCCATACATAATAGCAGCCCAGCCTCCGTGACAAGCTGGAGTGTCACATAGGTTAAGGTTACTTCAGTACTCTCTAAGCCATTATCCTTTATGAACTTATAGAAATCTCCAGCCACTCTTTCAAAGTTATCAGCTAACTCTTGCTCTGTTAAGTCTGTGTATTTCATACATTACCCCTCCACCTACCATTCCTAATAGTTAGTATCGCACGTTTCCCGTTAGGATAGGTAACTATCCCACTCTGAGTCCAAGAAGATCCTCCTACGTTGTACCCCATATCCAGTACGGCAAATACGCCAGCTGTATATATCCCTCCAATAATGCCTGCTGAGTGGGTATGTCCTGTGTTATGCTTAACTCCAAACTTCTCAAACGCCTTAGGAGTCCCTCTGGCACCTCCACTGGAGTGATGTCCGTGTACACCACACTCCACACCTTTCACTAAAAACCTTTCATCCAGCTTCAAGAACCTTACATCACTAAGCTCTTTACAGGAGTCCTTAATAGCCCACTCAAAGATATTAAAGTCCTTGATATCCTCGTATAGGGCTTTGTATGTAGCTGTCTGGTACTTAAGGAAAGCTAGGCTGTTAACTGGATCATTCTTGTAACAAGACTCTCTTAGCCAACGGGACAGAGCTTCATTATGGTTACTCTCAACTACAATTATCTTAGAGAAATCTCTCTGCATACCTTTCATAACTTTAGCTGTTAAGTCTACCTCGTCCTGTACACTCTCCTCTCCATCCTTCCAGCTCTTGAATCTGAAATAGGGATCTTTTATGTTATGATGATTCCTGTAAGCCATATCAAATACATCATGCAGTAGTTGATACTTAGGCTTTAGGGTGTTGATCAGAGACTTTTTACTCTTCCCCCATACACACTTATAAACTTCTTGATCTAATTTAGCTGCATGAACATCTCCAGGGTTAAATGCCTCAATAGAGTGCCCCTTAGTGTAGCCGTTAGGGGTATATAGAACGTCCAAGTCATAGAACTCCCCTGATGTCCCGTTAGCTGTAACTTGCCTAACAAACCACTCCCCGTCCTTATCTACCTCTACAATCAATGCTGAGAAGCTGTGGTTATCTTGAGCTAGCTGACCAGGCTTACGTTGTATGTAGTTAAGCTGTGTGACAGCTCCAGTAGTATACATTAGCTTGGCTTTCTCGTGCTTAGGGGTAGGCAGGCTAGTTAGGTGAAGTCTAGCATGAGGTATTATAGCACTACTCATCTCAGTGTAGCAGTCAAACCCTGATGTAGGGTTCTTAACTGTTGGAGGAATATCTATCTCTCCGCAGAATACAAGATCCTCTGCTATCTGTAGAGGCTCATTACAGATGTACTTCCTAATCTTAGGATCAAACCAACATTCATCATCTTGAGCGTCAGCTTTAGAGTAGGCGTTCTTATTGTAATGGAACGTAGCTATCCTTAATTCAGCCTTACGGTGCTTTTTAGCTACCTCTAAGGACTTAAGGAACTTCTTGTGTACGTATGTATTATTCTGAGCTGATGTAAAGATATGGACAGACCCAGGCTTAAGCTTAGTTCTATTTTTCTCAGAGATCTTCATAGTACCGCCTGCTACAGGCTTATCGTCGTAAGACTCCCACCACTCTTTATAAGTATCTCCTCTTAGGAAGTCTCCTATAGTTGATTTACCACAGCCGTAGAGTTCAGCTATATCTCTTTGCTTCATGTTCTCTTGAGCTTTAAGTCTAAATATCTCTGTTAACTCATCATTATTAAATCGCAAGGGATTCTCCTCTTAGTCGTTTAGCTACATTCATATACCAGTCTGCAATATCTTTAAGGTGAAGGACTTCTTTAAAGCTTCTGTTGAAAGCTTCATTAGATGAGAATATTAAAATACCTTTCTCATTACCCCAGTACTTAGGGTACTCGTCTGCCCACCTTTCTAATCTATATCTCTCCTCAAACCCCAACTCCTCAGCTAAACGATAAGCCCCTAGGAGATAGAAATCTTCAAGGTCTTCCGAGAAAGGATTATCTCCACCTAAACCATACATGATAGCAGCCCAGCCTCCGTGACAAGCTGGAGTATCACATAGGAGTGCCCATATCTACCTTAGTGCTTTCTAAACCGTTATCTTTTATGAGCTTATAGAAGTCTTGAGCTACACGCTCAAAGTTGTCAGCTAACTGCTCTTCTGTTAAATCTGTGTATCCCACACTACACCTCCTCTCAAACGTTCAGCCACACCAATATACCAGGCTGGGATGTCTTTAAGGGAGAGAGTCTCTTCGAAACCTTTACCGAAAGCTCTTTTATCCGAAAACATAAGGACTCCCCAAAAATTACCCCAATAAGCATCATAGCTATCAGCCCACCACGTTAACTCGCCTGCCGAAGAAAACCCTAACTTTTTAGCTAAAAGGTCAGCTCCTAGTTCGTAGAATTCCTTAAGAGGATTATCGTCATTATCTCCATACATGATAGCAGCCCAGCCTCCGTGACAAGCTGGAGTATCACATATCTAGGCCATTGTCCCTTATAAGCTCATAGAAATCTTGAGCTACACGATCAAAGTTATCCGCTAATTGCTCTTTTGTTAACTCTGTGTATTTCATACATTACCCTCCAATAACCTGTATCTAAGATATGCTTAGGTATGTCAAGTATCCCAGACAAACCAATAACGCTATTATAGATAATCCTCCAAGTAAATGCAATATATCTATTGGGTGATCCTCTCCCTGATACTTAACTTTACGCTTAATCATTAAAAATATTGTCAGGAAGATTCCTAGCAGTATTAGTAGTTTCTGTATCTCATACATAGTCGCCTCTCTTGTCCATAAGGACACCTACAGCTTCTATCAGCCCTTGTACCCTACCTAAACTTTCGTCTGTCACTTCTCCTAGCTCTTCCATTCGTAGCTGACGTTCCTTAATCTCCTTAAGAATATCGTCTATACATTCCGAAATGACACCTTTACGGAGGTTCTCTGTGTCTATCTTAGGTTTACTGTTTACCATGAACCATGTCCTCTCTGTGATTCCATAGGCAATCTATCGCCTCATCTTTAGAGTGGAAGCACCCTACAATCTCTAGGTGAGGGGTTCTATAAAGAGTTACTTCCCACATACCTGTATTAGCGTTAAGTGTGGTGTCTGCTACTGTCTCTATGTCGAAATCCTCTTCATAGCTAACACAGCCTAAGCCTCTTGTCATGGTAAGTGTTGTACCTTTCCTGTACAAGTAGACGGATGCTTCAGCTTTCTCAGATAGACAGTCTAACTCTAAAGAGAAGTCTGAATCCTCTCTAAGGGTGGCATACTCTAAGTCATCTATCTTTATGCGTATGTTATCATTCCCTGTATCTACGCCTAAGACACTATCACCATATCCATCTTCTGTTATGCTATGTATCTTACAAGGATTCCTGTGAAGAAAATGCTGGTAGTATTCGCCTATCTCTATATACCTTCTATTCATACATCTTCTCCTCTTAACCTTAATCGTTTAACCACATTCATGTACCAGTCTGGAATATCTTGGAGCCTAAAGATCTCTTTGAATTTTTTACCAAAAGCTGATTCATGCTCAAACATAAACCCCCCATCTACACTACCCCAATACTCAGGGTAATCTAATGCCCACCACTCTAACTTAGAAGCATCACTAAAGCCCAACTCTTTAGCTAACCACTCAGCTCCTAGGTCATAGAAGGCTTTACTGTATGAAGAGCTTTTAAGGCCATACATGATAGCAGCCCAGCCTCCGTGACAAGCTGGAGTGTCACATAGGTTAAGGTCACGCTCAAAGTTATCTGCTAATTGATCTTCTGTTAGCTCTGTGTATTTCATACTATACTCCTTCTCTTAAACGTCTAGCCACATTCATGTACCAATCTGGGATGTCTGTTAAACACAAGTTTTCGTCATCGTCTTTACCAAAAGCTTCTTTATTATCAAACATTAAGAACCCTTCCCTGTTTCCCCAGTATTCAGGGTAAGTGTGTGCCCAGTTCCTCATCTCAAACTCATCCCTAAACCCCAGCTTCTTAGCTAACCTGTCAGCTCCTAGTTCATAAAAATCCCCGCACCCTTGATAGTCATTAACACCATACATTATAGCAGCCCAGCCTCCGTGACAAGCTGGAGTATCATCGTTTATCATAAGGTTCACTCATATTCACTTCAGTATCTTCTAAACCGTTATCCGCAATAAACGCATAGAAATCTTTAGCTACCCTTTCAAAGTTCTCAGATAATTGGCCTCTTGTTAACCTTGTAAACCTCATACATCTTCTCCCCTTAAACGTCTAGCCACACTCATATACCAGTCTGCTATGTCTTTGAGGGAGAGGGGCTCTCCACAGTCTTTACCAAAAGCTTCTTTACTGTCAAACATCCACTCTCCGTACTCATTACCCCAATACTCGGGGTACTCTATTGTCCAATCCATCACATCAAAGTCACAACTGAACCCTAACTCTCCAGCTAAACGGCTAACTCCTAGTTCGAAGAAGCTCTTAATACTACTATCGCCTTTAATACCATACATGATAGCAGCCCAGCCTCCATGACAAGCTGGAGTATCACATAGGTTAAGGTCTGGGCTTCTGTTATCATAAGAAGTAGCCATATCTACTGAAGTATTCTCTAAACCATTGTCTTCTATAAACCTGTGGAAATCTCCAGCTACCCTCTCAAAGTTGTCAGCTAACTCCTCTTCTGTTAAGTATGTGTATTCCATATTACGCTCCTCCTCTTAAACGTTTAGCTATTGCCATATACCAGTCTGCTATATCTTTGAGGGAGAGTGCCTCTCCACAATCTTTACCAAAAGCCTCTTTACTATCAAACATATTCTCCCCATACGCATTACCCCAGTACTTAGGGTACTTATCTGCCCAATACTCCAGGTAGGCATCATCGTCAAGCCCTAACTCTTCAGATAAACGCTCGGCACCTAGCTCATAGAAGTCGTTATAATCTTCATCGCTAACTTCAATACCATACATTATAGAAGCCCAGCCCCCGTGACAAGCTGGAGTATTGCATAGGTTGAGTTCTGGAGCCCTGTTATCGAGAGGAGTGTCCATATCTACTTCAGTATATTCTAAGCCGTTATCTTTTATAAGCTTATAGAAGTCATTAGCCACCCTTTCAAAGTTATCCGCTAATTGTTCTTTTGTTAAGTCTGTGTATTCCATCTCAATCTCCAATTAGTTACTATGTGAGGATAATAGCACTACACAATATCTCAGTCAAGGCCTTCCTTCATAATCTCTCTGATTTGATTTCTCCTAAGTTCAGCGTTCTTAGCTGGCTTATGTCCTCTTTCTATTAACCAAGAGTTAGCGTCCTTAGCAGCTTTAATAACTTTCTTCTCTACTACAGCCTCTTCAAAGGTCATCCCGTATCTCTCAGCATAGGACTTAATCTTGTGTGCCTCTACACCTACTAGCTGCATCTCTTCTGGTTTGGGTACTAAGTGCAGTATGAATGGCAATACATCCTCCCAAGATAGTAGACTTATATTCCCTTTCTTGTGATCTACTTGAAGCTTGCTTTTACATAACCACTCTCCAGATAAGGCACAATCCTTACCACTCTTAGCCCTCCCTGTGTAGCCTTCAGGAGGCTTCTTCACATCTTTGTTTTTGAAGTCTAACTTTATAGGGGACTTCTCCCATACAGCTCTTCGTAACCCACCTCTCAGGTATGCCCAAAAACTAGCTTCAGTTTTCCATATATGAGGGTATAGTTCCCAAGGTTTATAGTCCATATTATCGTCCTCTTGTATTTTTAGTGGCTTGGTAATTGTTGAAAACTCTTCTCCAGACATACCCTCTAGCCAGAGATAGGGTGGTAAATATTATAGTGATTATGGCTGTCTGGTTTACGTCAAGTATTCCAGCCTCTATGAGAGGAATAATAACAAACCTCCATACTAAGTAGGAAGCTACAGCCCCGCTACCCACATTTAAAGTCTGCTCTGTCAGGCTTTGTGTTCTACTCTGCTTGTCCATACTCTCTCCTATAGATCTAAGGGGTCTCTGAAGCATTGGAATGTAGGGAATCTAGGTTTATCTTTTATACCTACAGGAAAAAACTGGTACTTTGCTAACTTCCCTAATATCTTATCAGGGTTTTCCATATACATCTTACGTTCTTTGTGTGTAAGCTTACCAGCACTTATTTCAATCTCTTGGCCTTTCTCTACAATGACCTTCCCATTGAATACTACATCCTCGTTAGCCTTACCTACAATAGCACCTACCATCCCATTAGGCTTCATATTCTCTTTATGTGTTGATCGCTCTGTATAGCCATTAGGAGTCTTCTTAGCTACATTACTATTAGACTGTCCTTCTATTAGTCCTGTAACCACTATTTCAGAGTCCATGAAGGTCTTAACTCTTAGGTAGTTAGCCTCCTTCTGAGTAGTTCTGCCATGCTTGTACTGTCCACTAGGGTCTCTCAGGATAAGGCCTTCATACCCTTGATCTAACCATTTAGCTTCTAATTCCTGTACATCTTTCTTAGATGATACTGTTTGTTGTTCAATTACATAGAGATTAACGCCTTCTACCTCTAAGCTTTCAACCTTAGCTTTTAGTAGATCTAGTCTCTCAGTATAAGTCTTCCCTTCAGCACCATTAGGTATATAGTCGAATAAGTACCAGTCACATACTACATCACCCTTTATAGTATTCATTGCACTAGTAGTAGCCGAGCATAAGTTCTCATCTGTACTTTTACCTGCTACCATCTCTCCATCAAACCCTGCAAACTCCTCATTACTAAATAACTCTGTGTTGAGAATGTTCTTAAAAGGTTTCCCACTCCTAGCTACTAAAGAACCTCCTACATTCAAGGCTCTCACACCATCTATCTTAGGCATAGCTATCATTGATTTATATATCTTATCTAAGTCTGCATCTACTGCTAGCATAGGTTTCATACTCTTTCCTCTTCTTAATCGTTTAGCTACATTCATGTACCAGTCTGCAATGTCTTTGAGGTGAAGGGTCTCTTTAAGCTCTTTGTCGAAAGCTTCCTCATCTCCAAACATCATACCTCCTTCGTCATTTCCCCAATACTTAGGGTATCTTCTTGCCCACTGCTGTAGCCTGAACTTATCTTTAAATCCTAGCTCTTTGGCTATACGGTGAGCACCTAGTTCGTAGAAACTTTTACAATCTTCGTGATCTCCGTAAACCTTAACACCATACATAATAGCAGCCCAGCCCCCGTGACAAGCTGGAGTGTCACATAAGTTGAGGTCTGGGGATCTTAGGTCGCCTACTGTAGACATACTCACTTCAGTTCTCTCTAAGCCATTATCCTTTATGAACCTATAGAAGTCATTAGCCACTCTTTCAAAGTTATCCGCTAATTGGCTTCTTGTCAGTTTTATGTAATACATACCTTCTCTCCTCTTAGACGTTTAGCTACATTCATGTACCAATCTGCAATGTCTTTGAGGTGAAGGGTTTCTTTAAAGCTTCTGTTAAAAGCTTCATTAGATGAGAACATATAATAACCCTCACCACTACCCCAGTACTTAGAGTAATGCCCCGCCCACCACTGTAGCCTGAACGACAGCTTAAATCCTAACTCCTCAGCTAAACGGATGGCTCCGAGTTCGTAGAAGTCTTTATTAGATTTACCGTTCTTTGCACCATACATTATAGCAGCCCAGCCTCCGTGACAAGCTGGGGTATCACAGAGGTTAAGGTCTGGATTCCTTTTATCTTCTCCTTGCCTCATATCTACCTCAGTATTCTCTAAACCGTTCTCTTTTATGAGCTTATAGGAGTCATTAGCCACTCTTTCAAAGTTATCCGCTAGCTGTTCCTCTGTTAACCTTATATACCTCATACCCTACCCTCCTCTTAAACGTTTAGCTACATCCATATACCAATTTGCAATGTCTTTGAGGTGAAGGATGGAGCCATAGCTGGACTTACTAAAGGCGTTTCTATTATAGAACATAAGGTAGCCCTTGTCATTACCCCAGTATTCAGGGTATCCGTCTGCCCAAAGCTGTAAGTGACAATCACCCTCAAACCCCAACTTTTTAGCTAAAAGGTCAGCCCCGTAAAGGTAAAAGGCTGAGTGTCTTTGATGAACTGTAGAGCCATACATGATAGCAGCCCAGCCTCCGTGACAAGCTGGAGTGTCACACAAGTTGAGGTCTGGTTTTCTATTATCCGCTCCCATAGACATATACACTTCCGTCTCTTCTAGCCCATTATCCTCTATGAGCCTATAAAAATCTCCAGCCACTTTCTCAAAACTCTCCGCTAATTGCTCTTCTGTTAAGTCTGTATATCTCATACCTCCTCTCCTATAAACTTCTTAAGCTCCTTGCTGTCTCCATTAACAAGCTTCACAGGACAAATTTCGTCCCCCTCAAACCTAACCATCCTAGCCATATGGAAGATCTCTGTCAGACAGTACTCCCAATCTATGGTTATGGTATCTCCTCTCCAGCCTTCAATCTCTTTAGCTCCTGGATAGAGGTCTTGGAATATCTGCCTAACCTCCTGTAGGGCATGTTCATCGTCTGTACAGCCCTCTAAGCGTTTGTAAGCGCTTTTCTCTCCCCATGATCTATCACTATGACTATTAGCCTTAAAGTTGTCTACAGCGTCTCCTGAAGTCCACTGGAAGTATAAGAACATTCTCCCATACCCTCTGACCTTCTTATTCTTACCTTCTAACCAGAGCTTCCCGAAGCAGTCACAGTCAACTATACCTTCTTCAGGCTTACGTACATTAAAAAACTTTACAGGTTGTCCGTAGTAGTCTTTATCTTCCCCTAGAACAAATCTGTCAGGTCTCTTATAAGCTTCCATAACAATTTTATCGTCAGCCTCTAGTCCTGTAACCACCTCTGGGCTGTATCTTTTCTTTATATACTCTACTATCTCATCCATTTGAATAGGCTTTACTAAATTGTCCCGATTACCTTTATACTTCTTCAAGGTAGAGAGGTCTACTCTAAAGCTGTCTCCCTCTCCCATTAAGCTAATATACCTCTCTGTCCCTACTTGGGCGAGTAATCTAGGGACAGCTAGCTTTGCTGTATGTAGTGCATTAGCAATAGGGAGGGCAGTAACCTTATCTGTAATATCAAACTCATCTACTGAAAAGGTCTTCTGTCCTTTCTCTTCGCGCTTACTATTAAGGTCAGCTAACCAACCCCCAGCTTTCTTTATGTGGTGCCCATAGAATGCTGTACGGTTCTTAAAGTTCTTTACCTTACCGGATTCCTTAAATGTCACATCTATACTGTTCTCTTGAGATATACTTGATACTGTATATTTTATCATATCAAGGTCTATTACTGCTGTCATATCCTCTACTTTCATATACTCTCTCCTCTTAAACGCTTAGCTACATTCATGTACCAGTCTGGAATGTCTTTAAGGTGAAGGAGTTCTCCAGAACCTTTACCGAAAGCTCCCTTATATGCGAACATATTGTCTCCCCAACTATTGCCCCAATAGTTAGGGTTTCTGTGTGCCCATCTCTCTAAGTTAAAGTCATTATCAAAGCCTAGCTCTTTAGATAACCTATCAGCCCCTATTTCGAAGAAGTTTTTATGCCACTGGTATTCCTTATCTCCATACATTATAGCAGCCCAGCCCCCGTGACAAGCTGGAGTATGGCATAGGTTAAGCTCTGGTTTTCTATTATCTCCTCCTTCAAACATATCTACTTTAGTGCCCTCCAAGCCATTATCCCTTATAAACGTATAGAAATCTCCAGCTACCCTTTCAAAGTTATCAGCTAACTCTTGCTCTGTTAAGTTTGTAAACTTCATACTATACTTCTCCTCTTAAACGTTCAGACACTCCCATATACCAGTCTGGTATATCCTTAAGGGAGAGTAGGTCTCTGTATCTTTTACTGAAAGCCTCCTCTTCTGCAAACATCCACTCTCCATACTCATTACCCCAGTAATGAGGGTTCTTTTCTGCCCAGAGCTTTAAAGAACTTCTATCTTCAAATCCTAACTCCTCAGCTAAACGGTCAGCCCCTAGTACAAAGAAGCCTCTGCAGCTCTTACCTTCAACACCATACATTATAGCAGCCCAGCCTCCGTGACAAGCTGGAGTGTTACATAAGCTTAGATCTTGAGCCCTATTGTCCAAAGGAGTGCTCATATTAACTTCAGTACTCTCTAAGCCATTATCTTCTATAAACGTATAGAAGTCTTTAGCTACCCTTTCAAAGTTATCAGCTAACTGTTCTTCTGTTAAGTCTGTGCATATCATACTATGCTTCTCCTCTTAAACGTTCAGCCACTTCCATGTACCAGTCTGCAATGTCTGTTAGACATAGGTTTTCGTTAAGCTCCTTATCAAAAGCTCCTTCATTATCAAACATAAACAATCCGTCCTCATTGCCCCAGTATTCGGGGTACTCCTCTGCCCAGTTCTCTAAATCATATTTACCTCTAAACCCTAACTCTTCAGCTAGGCGTTCAGCCCCCAGTGCATAGAATCCTCTGCTACTCTCGCCTTTAATACCATACATTATAGCAGCCCAGCCTCCGTGACAAGCTGGAGTATCACATCGTTATCTTTTATGAGCTTATAGAAATCTTTAGCTACTCTTTCAAAGTTATCCGCTAACTGCTCCTCTGTTAAGTCTATGTATTTCATGATATCTACTCCATATTGGTTTGATTTAGTAATAGTAGTACAGGACTATCTATTATGTCAACTACTAATTACTATTTGTGAGGAGTTTACATTACTTAGACGTTGATGTATAGTTTAGGTAAATAATTGGGAGATACTTATGATTAAAGATTTTGATAAAGCAATGGCTGTCGTAGAGGGCACTTCTAAGGCTCTTGAGGGAAGGTTTAGTTTAACAGGGGAGAATATGACCCCTAACCTGCCAACAATCACTGTAGGGCAAGTCAGGAGGTCTGAGGAGGAGTTAGAGGGTACTGTGAAGTACTGGAAGGCTTATGCTGAAGCTAGGAGGGCTGGAGACTCTTCTATTGTCTCAAAAGATGGTTGGGTTGGGGATTAGCTCTAAGCAATCCCCTCTCTTAGTCTATGCCAAGTAGCAAGTATGTTGCACTGAGTTATGAATAGCTCTTCGCTATGCTGAAAGTTATGTATAAGCTCTGCTATCTCATGGGAGGCACTATAAGAATAATCCCACGAATCTGACAGTATAGCTACAACTCCTCCTTCACATATTACTGCAGGACTGAATTTCTGGGGGCTTCCTAGTACATCTGCCCTACTCCAAGGCTCATCATCTACCTCTACAGAGTACCCCATATTACTTATTGCTTCTGATAGTTTCATATTATTACTCCTCTTTTAAACTAAGCTATACCCTAAATCCTTCTGGTTTCTTCATTTTAGACTCACTGTGGTGCTTCCCATTATTCTTAGTGGTCTTTAAGCTAGTGACATCCACTCTCCTAAACGATATAGTCCTGTACTCTCCTAATTGCCCACAGAAGTAGGGTTCTTCAAAAGTGTTGTAAAAAGTACCGTCAGCTGATCTGTATATCCAGTCGTAAGGCATAGATGGCCAGTGAACCTCGTCGTCTTCACTAACAGGCCTGTAAGCTCTACTGTTTAAGTAAGGTACTAGAGTATTAGCCCTCCACTGTCCTATCATACTATCATGCCACTCTAATCCAAACCCCTTAAGATTCAAATGGCTTAAGTACATTTTCTCATTATAATCTAGATCCTTAAACTTCCTATCTTTAGTGAAGACACTGTGGTCCGGAACCTTAAAGGTTATTTCTTCTAGTCTATTAAGATCTTCTGTCATATGTAGTCACCTTCTTCATTAACTCTTTTATATAATCCTAGTATTGTGCTAAAATAGGCTAGTAACAATGCAAACTACTCCTATAACGAAACCTACCATATAACTGATCACAAAACAGTATACCACGTGATCCAGAGTGCCAGATTTACTTACTTTACCCTTCACCTTATCGTCTATCAGGTTTTTATTCATGGCAATATCCTCTCAGTTCTGTATAATTTCAGATAAATAGCATAACCTAAACAGCTCAGGTATGATGGGTTTTCAGTCTTATGGAACTTAATACGCTTACGAAGATATTCGATATCTTTATCTAAAAGATCATTCTTCAGTACTTCCATCATTGCTACTGATGTTGCATAGTACAATACTTGACGTTCTTTAAAATCTGCAGCATCTTTAAATAGTTGAATCATTGATCTACCCCCTCAGTTATCTAGTCCACTCATTCTCTTGAGTAATCCGTTGTAGGTGCATCTTACACTCTTCGTGTGCCCACCTAAGACTGACACATATATCTTTTGCTATGTCGTACTCCTTCCTATCAACAGCAGTCTTCCATGCTCTGTCTAGGTTAAAAACTCTCATCTCTGCTTCTTCTAGTCTTGTCATAACTCTCCCTCATCCTCCATAGCTACAATGGCGTCATTAACATCTGTATCTGTCATAAGTAGCTGTATGCTGCAAGCAGCAGACCAACACATCCTCTCTTGAGGGTGCCTATTTACTCTTTCTGAGTAGAAATCAAAGCCTTCATTCACACTATAACCCATACTATCATAAATAATTCTTGCTATCTTATTTGTTTGGTCAAAAATCTCTTTATCTGTCCTCATCGATAAGCCCCTTTGTAGTAACTTGTATAGTTCCACCTGTAAGTTCACATACAGCCTCTTCTGGTGTCCTATGGCTTAAGTAGTCGTCAATGTCATTGACTGTATACAGCTTCATATGCCACGCTCCTTAGCTATAACCTTTTGCTCATCCGTTAGGTCATTCCATTTAACATAAAAACCATCGACCATCATACCTCGTCGGGAATATATTTTTGTTACAGAGATAGATAGGCATTCAAGGGCTATGCTATTTAATGACAGTATGCAAAAAGCGTCAAGCTCATTGTCTAGTTTCTCCGAAAATTTCATACTATACAACAAGCTCTCCTCATATTCGTGGCGCTTAGCAGCCTCAGCAATCTCTGTAAGACCATTTCCAGACATAATCAAGACATTTATAAGGCACACAAGGACATCTCCATACTCATCTTTTTGTTCATCCTCAGTCTCAGCTTTGTAAAACTCTTCTATCTCCTGTTTAGCTTTTTCCAACTGCTTCTGTACAGAACTCTGCTCAAGAATGCCTCTCGATTTACTCCAATCATAAACTGCGTGAACTCCCTCTTCCCATGTTTCTATTTTCATAATTTAAACTCCTCTGGTTTTTTCATTTTTGATTCTGTCCAGTATTTACCGTTATTTTTTGTTGTTAGAAGTTGATCTATTCTAATTAGCAAACCCCCTTCCTCCCATAACGCTATCGATTCGTTGGGGCTGGGGTCATACTCAAAGTTAAACATTCGCCCAGACTTACATCTAGCCACCCAATCAAAAGGGAGTTCCGCCCAGTCTACTTCGTCGTCTTTTAGTGCAGGACGATATGCTACCGAATCTTCAAAGCTCTCTCTGTCGCACTCGTTAGGCAGAGACCATTCCTCTAAGTAGGTATCGTAATACTCAGTATTTTCTCCTGTATCTCGCAGGTAATATAGGTACATTTTTTCTCTGTAGGTTAATTCTTTAAATATCCGGTCTTTTACGTAAACATTACTATCAGGTACTTCGAATTCTATTTTCATAATTTAAAATTCTCCGGCTTTTCTTGTTTCGATTCTGTCCAGTGCTTACCGTTATTTTTTGTTGTTAAGAGTTGGTCTATCCGAATTGACTGTCCTTCGTAATCCCATGACCCAAACTCTTCGAAAACTCTAGGATCTTCTTCGCAGTTAAACATGTGTCCATTTTCGTGCCTCACTACCCAATCAAAAGGGAGCGCAGACCAATTAACATCATCGTCTCTTACAATAGGCCTGTAAGCTCTACTGTCTAAATAAGGTACCATACTAGTAACCTTCCACTGCCCTATTGTATTATTATACCACTCTACCTCAAACCCCTTAATCCTCAAATGGCTTAAGTACATTTTCTCGTTATAAGATAGATCCTTAAACTTCCTATCTTTAGTGAATACACTGTGGTCCGGAACGTTAAACTCTATAGACTCTGTTTTCATAAAATTACTCCGCAATATATTTAGTCCTGATACAATATCACTCACAGTATTTGCTGTCAATATAAATTTTAGGTAATAAAAAAGGCCACCCACCTAAGTGAGCAGCCTAAGCTTTTATTATATCTTATGTAATTATACCCTTAAAATGGGTTATCATCATCTTCTCCTGATGAATCCTCTTCTGGGGCTTCTTGGGGCTCCTCTTCTTTGTCCTCCCCCCGTTCTGCTGGAACTTGTTGAGGGTTTCCATCCCCTTCGTTATACCCTCCCTCTACTTCACCAAATACGCTTGTTACTACACGTTCCTTGGCTTCGTACTCTACTAGGTCTGTGATTAAGATATCTGATAGCTTAGGTGTCTTACCATTATCTTCAGATTCAGTTACATTAAATGCTAATGTCCCCTTACTTCCATTACCCACTAGAGTAGTCATTGTAATATCTACAACTTTTCCTTCTTCATTCTTCAAGAACACTTTAGGACGGTTCTTCCACTTATAAGGAATAGGACTGCCTTTAGCTAACCATACCTCTTTAGTCTGTCCGTCTACATAGTCTCGATTAACAGAGTAGCTAGAAGTCACCTTCATTACATACTGCTTTTTAGCGTCTGGGTAAGGAGGCTTAATCTTGTACTTATCTTCAAAGTCTGCTGTCTTAATAGCTTTTACAGATTTCTTAGGAAAAACTTCTTCAAGTTCATCTGCCTGATCCTCACTCATAATCACGTCAGTGGCGAACTCTTTCTCTGTCTTACTTTTATACTTATAGTCTCCTGATTGGATCTTAGTGTAAGCAAAATACACATTCTCCATAGTTCCACTTAATACTTTACTACCTTCACGCTTTTCTAGTTTAGAAATACTTCCCATATACTTACCCTCTAAGTTACTTTGTTGAATTTGAATCTTTACTTGTCTTATCTACCTTTAAACAACACTCTAAGCCAGCCTCATTCTGACATCCTACACCTACACTTGTAGTACCAGAACAAGAATCTACTAGAGATATTGCTATTACCACCACTCCTACACTAACAAAACTTTTTATAAAACTTCCCACAATAACTCACCTCCAGATAAGTCTTACTAATTGTACTACTATGTTACTACAGAATTTTTGATAATGCAACCTGTAATTTCAATATAATCTTCTTTACTAGCAACTTAACTTTTGAACCTCTCAGACGTTTAGCTACATTCATGTACCAGTCTGCAATAGCTTTGAGGTGAAGGGCTTCTTTAAAGCTTCTGTTGAAAGCTTCATTAGATGAAAACATAAGAGCCCCCCAAAAATTACCCCAGTACTCAGGGTATTCTTTTGCCCACCACTCTAGCTTCTCTATCGAAGAAAACCCTAGCTTTTCAGCTAAAATGTCAGAACCAGAAAAATAGAAACCTCCAGGAGACCCAGTCCACTTAACATCATACATTATAGCAGCCCAGCCCCCGTGACAAGCTGGAGTGTCACATAGGTTAAGGTCGGGATCCCTCTTATCCCGTCCTTCCTCCATATCTACTTCAGTCTCTTCTAGTCCATTGTCCTCTATAAACGTATAGAAATCTTTAGCTACCCTTTCAAAGTTGTCAGCTAACCTTTCTTTAGCAGTTCTCATCAATGACACCCTCCCCAGTCTTTATGTATAATATACCCTGCAGTCAAAGGTACTTTAAGGTTATAGTACTCACCAGACATGCTTACAGCTTTAGTGGATAGTTCTCCCGCTTCACAGTATGCAGTATAGTAAAACTCTGTACCTTCACTCAGCTCAGACCAAAGTTTCCCAGTACTCTCACTAATCTCAAGTATACGCCTATCAGTCTCTTTTGTCAAGGCCTCTTTTTCTTTTTTGGATAAATTTCTATCAACTTTTAAGTCCTTAAACACTTTAAACTCGACTAAGTCTCCTGTTACTTCTAATTGAGCCTCATCATGGTATGCTATCATTTGTTGACAGAATGAAGAGTTCTTCCAGTCATCCTTAAAGAAGTCTACTTTAAGGCCTTTCTCCTCTACCATCTTATCGTGTATAAGCATAGCCCTCTTAGCACAAATAACTCCTGTAGACTGGAACGCTGTATTCACTACATTACCCTTACTACGTACAGGAAGCTTTCTACCATCAATCCCTAGTAGGAACTTCTTGTTACCTGTATCTTCCCAGTACTCTTGCATTTTCTCTTTCAATCTCTTCAGCGGGAAAGCTTGTTGCCAGAATGTATCAAATATCAGCTTACCCTCTTCTAAAGAGCACCCTATTGTACGGGCTACTCTAGGAGGTTGAGCGTTATATGAACAATTCCCTGTAATAGTTACTACACCATTCTGTCTTATTACAAAGCTGTCGAACATTGTTGTTAGGCAAAATACATCAGTCTTCCTTCTGTTTATCTCCTTAAACCCTTTAGTGGAGGTATATTCTTGATTCTTATTGATGGTAATATCAGAGAATCTGCTTTTGGGGTCTTCACTTTTAGTCTCAGTTACTTTATATCCTGATAAAAACGCTGCCATAACAACTCCAGAACATACATTGCCTTTCCTAACCTTAGTCTTAACTATTCCGTCTTCCTCTTCTGTGGAATTGGGACTAGCGTGTAGGAAGGTAGTTAAAAAGGAAGACCTCTCCTGGTAGCCTAGCTCCATGACCCACCGAGCCCAGTCATAAGTATTTACATCACTCCAATCATAAGCATATGCTTCAAGTATGCGTTGAATCCTATCAGAATCAAGAGTATAGCTTGTCAGATAGGATCCTCCAACATTCTTACAGCTTTTAGTCATCCCTACGCAGCAAGAATCAATTACCTCTTCTACAAGCTCACTGCCTAGTGCATATGAATCTCTAACATATATATTGCATTCAACACCACCTCCTCTCAACTTAAACATAGAGCCAGTAGCTAGTATCATAGCTATAAGCTTTACTTCTTCGCAAGCCCCTGTTAAGTAGATTTGACTTCCATGATAGTAAGCAGAATTCACTATATTGAAGCTGTCAGAGAAATCTTGTGTATACCTAACCTCACTAAGATGTCCAGTGTGGTAGGCCTTAGAGGAATATTTAGGGATTGCTTTTTTACTACTGTCAAATCCATGCCACCTATGGTCATCTGTACTCTCAATCCCCCAATCCCCATCACCTTTCAGTACTGTGTCTGCATCTTTGTAGTGGTGAACCTTAGATATTGTACAATCTACAAGTGATCCATATACAGGCTCATAAGCTACTACTTCCTGGCCTTCCGCTAAGTCTTCAAACCACTTCCACCCCTCTGTAGTAAGGACTTCAGTGTTATCTACAGGGACACAGCCATACTTAACATTCTTAGCACTACCTCTACTGAACTCTCTAGAAAGAAGCTCAGAGATTTGCTTAGATAGGATGGTATGGCAATCATTAGGCTTAGGCTGTGTCAATGAGTTGCAATAAGCCTTACTGTGATCGTACCTATGACAGAAATGAGACTCCACCTTAGCTTCTAGGCTATCAAAGTCATAGCCTATCTGATACATACCATCAGTGACTCCAAATAGTTTTCTCATCTTCTCTCCATAGAGCGATGTAGTTCTAGGTATGTTAGCTACATCTTTATGGGTAAACCTAAAAGATCCGGCTCCTATGGTGTCTGCTGGGGTAGCTATACGCCCATCTTCTCGTACTTTGCCCATATACCCTGTAGTAGCTTCATCAACCTCTTCCCAATTAAGCCCTTCTCCTAGGATACTGTTCCTTCTATGCTTATACGTCAAATAATTAATAGCATCTTGAGCAAAAGGGAACTTCTCTGCTACAGTCTCTAACCCAGGACACATCTCTTTATCTTGTCCTGCAGTGTAATTAGGGTTAGTAGGAACCTTAATAGGACGGTTTCTTTTACGAGCTTTTAGCTTAGCTGCCAGCTGAGAAGGACTTATCTCCATTATTAGGCATCTCTGCTCACAGAAGTTGGATGCTAAGGTCTCTTCCACATACTTATCTACAGTCTCTTCAAACTCCTCTTTAGTCCTCTTTATCTTAGTCCCTGATTTAGTAGTTAAATCTTTCTCTTTAAACTCAGAAGGTATCCACCCTAGACCTACAAGCCACTCTTTAATAGCCACAGAATCGTCTAAGGTAGCTTGTACCTCAGTTATAAGTGGTTCATCTGCAAGAGGTAGAGGGAGGTCTCTATCAAAGATCTTTATGTTCCATCCATTATCATCCTCATACAGCTCTCCAGAGTGCTTTGCAGCGAATTTATTCATGAAAGAGCTAGGTAGACCAGACTTTAAGAACTGTCGCTTAGGAGGCGTTACAGAGGCCATGAAGCCCTTTGTAGGAGTCCTCATAGGAAGATGCTTTCCTGCTCTGTCTGTACACTCCGCCATTAGCTTATCTAATTCTTTAACATTACTCTCTGCTAGCTCTATATCAAAGTTAAACCCTCTATGGGCTTGTCTTGTAATAATTTCTGCTACATTATGCTCAAGCTCTAAGGCATCATCCCAAGCCCAGTTCCCCTGCTCTGCTTTTAGCATTCGGTATACTTTAGTAGTTGCTCTTGTATCCACAATACAGTAGTAAAGCATATCCTCTGCAAATGTCTTAAACTTTAATGACTTATTCTTCACTTGGGGTCTGAAGTCTATCTTACGGTATCCTGCTCTCTCTGATAGGAAGTCTAGTGAATGACCTCCTCGGTCAGGGTTTAGTGTCTTAGATAGGATCATTGTGTCTTCTAAGTCCATCTCCACACCATTCCAGGAGCCTTTCTTTCCTTGATAGGTCATTTTATAATCCATACCGTACTTCAACTTACAGACTAACCAGTCATAGTTGATACCATTATGGGCTATAGCCTTAGTAACATTATACTTAGACAAAAAATCTGGGAACTCTGATAACTGGAAGTGTTTGTAGTCTACAGGTTCATAGTCCTCTAGTATGTATGTTACTTCAAGCTCCTTATCCTCTGTAGTGTAGCATGATCCATCTAGCTCTATTTTATCACCATCATAGAAAGCATAGATATCACCTGTATGGAAGTCTTCTATGACTATACAGTGCATCATAAAGGTGGCTTTAAGCTTGTAAGGGGAGCTAGTGTAATCCACTGTTTCATCATTTAGTAGATTGTTAGCCTCAATATCCCAGACTATCTCCATCATATTCTCCTATCAGTTATCAATTAGGCCTATAATACATACAGTAGGCCTTCATGTCTACAGTTAATTCAGGCTAAAACTTATCAGGTATAAGATTATCAGGATTAGCTTCATTCCAATCATCTTTATCCCACAGGGTGTGAGACTCATTGTCGTAATAGTACTCACCTACATTACCTGTATAGCCCACTCCCCTTGCTTTTGTTATCTTAAGCTTAGTTACATTCTTGAGCATATCGTCTTCATTCTCTTTGTCACGAGATATAATGATGTTTATACCACCACTCTTGTAGATAGAGGAATGACCATGCATATCTTCTTCTGATAAATCAGCCCCTCTAGACCCTGAAGCTTGACCTTTTGCAGATTTCCTTGAATGAGATATATTTACTATAGTGACCTGTTCACGCTTAACTATATCTTTCTGCCACTTCATAAACCCAGCTTGTGCATCTTCTGGCATAGCATCAAACACATCTTGTATAGGGTCTAGGCAAATAATCTTACAATCTAAAGATATAATAAGATACTCTATGGTCTCTTTTAGCTTGTCTACATCTGAGTCAAATAGATAGAACTTATCTCTACCTTCCTCATCTTCAAACAAGGGTTTCAGCTTATTTTTATTGTCTCTAACATAAGCTAATCTGTCTTCAGGAGTCTCCAGTAGGTTCACTTTATGCCCAAGGAACCCCGACCCTAAGTTTATCCCATACTCCCCAGGAGATGCTTCTAAGGATACAATACCTACTTTGTAGATTGAGTCCATAATCCAAGAAACTATCATAGAGTCTACAAAAGTACTTTTACCTACTCCAGAAGCAGCCATAAGGTTGACAACATACCCTAAAGGTATGCCACCTCTTAGAGCCTTTTCTAACTTATGTAAAAAATTGGGGAGTTTTATCCTAGGAGTACTGACATATTCCTCCATTAACCCTAACAAATTACTACTTCCTACGATACCCTCTAGCCGTATATTACTTGCTTTGAAGTAGGCGTTTATCCATTCTGACTGTAAGCCATTCTGAAGGTAGTGGTTTGTATCTCCTTTGGTAAGCTTCATCTGGTATACTTTCCCTCTAGGAAGCACTTTTAAAGCCTTCTCAACAGCCTCTTCTCCGGCTGAGTCAGGGTCAAAGCATACAATTATCTTAGAGAATCCATCAAACCATTTGTACAGGGCTTTAAACTGCACAGAACAGCCCTCTCCTAGCGTTGAGCTTATAACAGGGGTAAAGCCATACTTCTCATGCCCCTTGCTTATAGTGTAGTCTGAGAGCATCTGGAAGGCACTTAGCTGATCTACCTCTCCAGCAGTTATTACGCAAGTACGTCCTGTAGCACTCATAAACTTAAACCAGCCAAAAGGATGACACTCTCTTCCAGTCTCTCCTTCTGAGTACATCTTTTTAGGTACTGTTCTAATTTTGTATCCAGATAACTTAAATCCTCTGTCATTATCTGCATCTTTTGTTACAGGATAGTACTGTTTAGTAACTTCACCTGTTTTTGTATCATACTCATGCCTTACACTAAAAAACTCACAAGTCTCTTTGTTAAGTCCTCTATACCCTTTAGGGTTACAGTTAAGATTGGTTATTTCATCTCTTCTTGACTTACTCAGTACTTTACTCAATATAATTTCCTCCTCGGGTTCTTCTCTTATGTCCTCCTTGAAAAAATCCTCCAAATACTCTACTGCCTCTGGGAAATTTATCTCCTTAGTTTGCCTAACTAGGTCAATAGAGTCTCCACTTTTGTTGCACCCAAAACACGTAAATGTTGATGTCTCATTATAGATTACAAGTGATGCTGTACTGTCGTCATGGAATGGGCATTTATACTTGTTACCCATCTTTTCCAGTTCGTGATCAGCAAGCTCTTTTATATCTAAATTAGAGGTATCTACCCTTAACGACATACATGACTCCTTACTCTTGTGTGAGTCTCATAAGCACTAATGAAACCTGTTCTATAAGTTGTGTGCCTATGACAATAACGATTATTGTACTTTATTGTCCTATAAGTCTCACTGTACGTGTAAGGGCTGCTGTGAAAAGTAACTGAACATGAGCATAAATTTACACATAATAATATAGAGATTATAAGTTTAGTGAAAAATCTCATCAGTGAATACCCTCAGAAAGTTCTGGATTATCTTCCTGCTTATGAAATAATAAGAAGGCTCCAGGTGCTATCTCATCCACACCATGATTTAAGCATATATTTGAAAACTCTGTTATATCATATTCTACAGATATTACAGCAAGTTTCCCACTAACTGTAGAAGTTAGACTAGAGAATACTTTATTCTCTGCGTCAATGGCATATTCATCCTCACTAACCATACCAGCTACATATGTTAAGCAGAACTCTCCTAACTGATCTCCATAATCACCTTCTTCAACTAACTTTGTCATTTTAATAATAAATTCACACATCTTTTCTACACTCATAATAAAACTCCTAGTACGTTTATTTACTGACATATTAACATATAAAATCTATTTGTCAACAACTTATATTTAACAGCTCAAGCAAAAAATCAGATTTTAAACTCAAACCAATCCAGAATTATGAAAAAATCTAGTGACAAATTCGATCATTTATTACTGATTTCAACTAATTTTGACCTTTATTGCAATTATCTATTGATTTTTTAGCATTTGTATGGTATAATATTAACCTTAAAGTGTTTACCTAAAAGACTCGCTTGATTACTAAAACGATAGTAACTTATAAGTATGTACTTAAAGCTAATCAACCACTAATTAACAAACATCTACAATAAAATATAAGCTTTTAAGAGGCAACCTTAAAGGATATCCTTATAAGGACTTATTTTATACTGTATTGTTTTTCTTGTATGAGGTGGTTTAGCTTTCAAGAGGCAACCTTAAAGGACACCTTTAAAATACAATAATTATTTAGATATCCATAGTTTAGTGAAAAAATCTAGGGTTTCTATATAGTACTCATCCCCTTCCCAAAAGACTTTATAGTCTCTATTCTTCCAAGCCAATCCAGTACACCTCTTAAGCATCTCTACATTTCTTTTTATACTCTTAGAATACTTTCTAGCCATATCTCCCTTACCATTGTAACTAGCCCACCTCTCAGACCAATTACTACCTTTATACGTATTTAACTTTTTAATAGATAACTTAAAAGAATACTCATTATCATTTATAAGTTTAGGAATAATGTCCTGTTTAGCTTTATAGTGATTAGTATACCCTTCTAACCACATTGCTGTACTCAATAGTATATGTGTAACTCCATAACTTCCATATTTCCCATCTGAATTATTAACTTTAACTATATAAGTTCCTACAAAACTCTCCTGAATTGTAATTGATGCCAGTGTATAGCCATATCCTTGCTTGTGACCGTAATTAAAGGCCTCTGATATAGTAAGGTACTGCTCTTCTGTAAAGTCCCTACAGGAGGCGTACAGAGGCACACAGAGAGTATAAGTAATTATTGCAAATATTAAATTCAGTCTTTTCATTAGAATGCCTCTTAAGTTGTTTCGGAATATACTAGATTAAACTAAAACTTCTGTCAAGTATTGGTAATTAGATCAAAAATTTTAGGGACTCAAGCAGAAAATCATATTTGAAACTGGAATGAATCTGAAAATCTACAACCTGCAAGAGTATATCTGTTAGTTATAACTCCAGAACCTTTAGACTAAAAAGGTGTAACTGACAGCTACACCAAAAGAGGGCTGTACACCAAAATATTCCTTGCAATTTGTCTAAATAAGGCCTATTGTTCACTTAACTACTGACTAATAAGAGGCACATGTATGTTTAAGATTTTTGATAAACAAAAGAAAGTGGGAGAGGTAGCTAATAAAGAGTTAGCTGACTGGGTAGATAGTACTGATATGGAGCAGGTTAAGAGGTCTTTGAGTACCATAAATGATAACTCTATGCTGCACCATACTAATACGTTACTTGGCTTTGCTGTAAATGCAGAACAAGGGGATACGGAAATATATAGGACACTCAGTAGAAGGTATGTTCTAAGAAAAAAGGCTAAAGCTTTGCGTATTATTATCACTAAAATTTAATTAAAACTCTCTTGACTTAGCTCTGGTTTAAGCTAAACTTATAAGCATCAACTACAACACACAAGTATTTAGGTAAGATTATGATAAACATTCAAATATCTACAAAAGCAAACCGAGCTTTACAACTTAACAGACAAGTTAATACTCAACCTCTAAGGGCGAAGATGAACGCTAAGATTATGAGAGTTAAAGATAACGAGGAAAAGCTCGATGCGTGTATAGTTGAATTAATTAGCAAGAAGATTAAAACAAGAAAAGAGAAAAAAGAGACACTAAACTACTAAGAGGGGTGAGAATTATGGAGAAAGGGGCTAAAACAGTCCTATCCCTGTTTGATGGTAAGTCATGTGGTCACTTAGCCTTAGATAGGGCAGGTATTGAGGTACATAATTATTACTCTTCAGAGATTGATAAATATGCTATAGAAGTATCCCATGATAATTACCCAAACATCTGTAGGCTAGGGGATATAAGAAACTGGAGAAGTTGGGTTATAGATTGGTCTAGTATAGACTTACTCTTAGCTGGCTCCCCTTGTCAAGGGTTTAGTTTTGCCGGTAAACAGTTGGCTTTTGACGATACTAGAAGTTCTTTATTTTTTAGTTTTGTTGACATTCTTAATCATATTAGAAACCTTAACCCTAGTATTAAATTTTTACTAGAGAATGTTAAGATGAGAAAAGACTATTTAAACATTATCACTGATATATTAGGGGTAGATCCTATACTATTGAACTCTAACTTAGTTAGTGCTCAAAATAGAGCTAGATATTACTGGTTCAATTGGGAAGCCAAGGAGCCAAAAGATAGAAAAATTTATCTTAGTGATGTTATAACCGATACATTAACCGAAGAGCAAAGGGCAGTTTATAGTATCGATAGAAAATACTGGGCTAATACTCCAGTACTAGACTACCTAAAAAAAAAAGAATGAAAGCTATAGGGGAGTGCATGAGGTTGTGGCTTTTACTGAAAGGAGAACAGAAGAGGCTAAAAGGATAAGAAGAGAGTACAGGAAAACGCATGGTAAAGATTTCAGCCCCCGAAGAGCTAAGGAACTTACTCCAAGATCAGACGGTAAGATGAACTGTTTAACAGCTACACACTCAATTAAAGAGCACAGCATAGTAGACAAGGATCTAAATTACAGAGAAATGACTCCCATAGAGTGGGAACGCCTACAAACTTTACCAGACGATTACACTAGAAAGGCTAGTAAGGCACAAAGGCGTAAAATGATTGGCAATGGTTGGACAATTGATCAAATAGCTCACATTCTTAAGACTGCTTGGTAAAATACTATTGACTTCCTTAGTAAATATATGTACACTGTAAACACTTAAACAAACAAATAGAGATAACACTATGAATACAGCTATAAAAGTTCACGGTTCAAAAGAGTCTAAAAACAAAAGATTAAGAACTAAAGCATCAAAGCGATCATCTAAGTTGTTTAGACAGCTACGTAAAGAAGGCAAAAGAAGAACTTACGAGTAAGGCCTATAAATGAGTAACTATAAAACAGAACTAGATAGGATGAAAGCAAGGCGAGATAGTAGTTTTCTTAAAGTTTTAAACTCCTTTGGTATAGTCTGTTCACTGTTAGGGGTCTTTATGATACTTCTATCAATAACCTTAAAAGAGATCAGACACTACTATGTCCCAACCTATACAGACAGTAACGGTAATATAGTGGTGACTGTTATCAGGAAAGAGATAGAGTTTAAGAATAGAGACTTAACCTATAAGCCTCTATTTAAAGTAAACAAAGACTAATAAAAAGTAAACTTAAAGGGTGTAGCTATTATGCAGTTTGTATTAGACGTAAATAAGTGGATTTGTGGGTCTCCTAACCAACTACCTAATAAAGGTAATTTCTTAGGGGGGGAGGGGTGACTAGCCTAATTAACAGAGAAGGGTATATGTGCTGTGTTGGGCAATTTGCCCTACAGTGTGGGATTAGAAAGAGTAAGATAAGACTACAAGCAAGCATTTCAGAGGTAGGGGACCCTATAAAAGAACAATATCACAAGATTCTTGATAAGTTAGACAATGACACTTTAGAGCTTCTCTATGATGTCAATGATTGTGGTCAGACACTTATAGAGGATAAGATTAAGTATATATCTAAAATATTAAAAGACAGTGGCCACACTTTAAAAGTTATCCTACCTAATCAAGAGACCCTAAAGAGAATTA